GTGCCACAGGCGCTACAGGCGCACAAGGTGCAGCAGGTGCACAAGGTGCCACAGGCGCTACAGGCGCACAAGGTGCAGCAGGTGCACAAGGTGCCACAGGCGCTACAGGAGCACAAGGTGCAGCAGGAGCTCAAGGCGCTACAGGCGCTACAGGAGCACAAGGTGCAGCAGGTGCACAAGGTGCCACAGGCGCTACAGGAGCACAAGGTGCAGCAGGTGCACAAGGTGCCACAGGCGCTACAGGAGCACAAGGTGCAGCAGGAGCTCAAGGCGCTACAGGAAGAACAGGCGCTACAGGCGCACAAGGTGCAGCAGGTGCACAAGGTGCCACAGGCGCTACAGGCGCACAAGGTGCAGCAGGTGCACAAGGTGCCACAGGCGCTACAGGCGCACAAGGTGCAGCAGGTGCACAAGGTGCCACAGGCGCTACAGGAGCACAAGGTGCAGCAGGAGCTCAAGGCGCTACAGGCGCTACAGGAGCACAAGGTGCAGCAGGTGCACAAGGTGCCACAGGCGCTACAGGAGCACAAGGTGCAGCAGGAGCACAAGGTGCCACAGGCGCTACAGGCGCACAAGGTGCAGCAGGTGCACAAGGTGCCACAGGCGCTACAGGTGCACAAGGAACAGCAGGTGCACAAGGTGCCACAGGCGCTACAGGAGCACAAGGTGCAGCAGGAGCACAAGGTGCCACAGGCGCTACAGGAGCACAAGGAACAGCAGGTGCACAAGGCGCTACAGGAAGAACGGGAGCACAAGGAACAGCAGGTGCACAAGGCGCTACAGGAAGAACGGGAGCACAAGGAACAGCAGGTGCACAAGGAGCCACAGGCGCTACAGGAGCACAAGGAACAGCAGGAGCTCAAGGTGTCACAGGCGCTACAGGCGCACAAGGTGCAGCAGGAGCTCAAGGTGCCACAGGCGCTACAGGCGCACAAGGTGCAGCAGGTGCACAAGGTGCCACAGGCGCTACAGGAGCACAAGGTGCAGCAGGTGCTCAAGGCGCTACAGGAAGAACAGGCGCTACAGGAGCACAAGGTGCAGTAGGTGCACAAGGTGCCACAGGCGCTACAGGAGCACAAGGTGCAGTAGGTGCACAAGGTGCCACAGGTGCTACAGGCGCACAAGGTGCAGTAGGTGCACAAGGCGCTACAGGAAGAACAGGCGCTACAGGCGCACAAGGTGCAGCAGGTGCACAAGGTGCCACAGGCGCTACAGGCGCACAAGGTGCAGTAGGTGCACAAGGTGCCACAGGCGCTACAGGAGCACAAGGTGCAGCAGGTGCACAAGGTGCCACAGGCGCTACAGGAGCACAAGGTGCAGTAGGTGCACAAGGTGCCACAGGCGCTACAGGCGCACAAGGTGCAGCAGGTGCACAAGGCGCTACAGGAAGAACAGGCGCTACAGGCGCACAAGGTGCAGCAGGTGCACAAGGTGCCACAGGCGCTACAGGAGCACAAGGTGCAGTAGGTGCACAAGGTGCCACAGGCGCTACAGGCGCACAAGGTGCAGCAGGAGCTCAAGGCGCTACAGGAGCACAAGGCGCAACAGGAGCACAAGGAGCCCAGGGTGCAACAGGTAGAACAGGCGCAACAGGAGCCCAGGGTGCAACAGGAGCAACAGTTCCATATAATATTAATCTTCAAGCAATACCTGTGTTTCCTTTTTCATCAGGGTTACAACCTGAACTATATTACTCAATTGCTTTTTCTGAACCAGGTTGTATTATTACTGTTCCTCCTTTATTTCAATGTACTACAATTAATTATGAATTTGCGTTGTATGTATGTGGACGAAATGCTTGTCCTGCAACTTTCTCAGATGCAAAAGCAACTCATAATACTCCGTTGAACAATGAAGTTTGTAAAGCACATACTGGTGTACCACTCGATTATTGTACTGATGGTATTGTCACACCGTTTAACCGTTATTTTTGTTGTATTATCGGAGGACCTGGTGGTCCTCCCTTTGAAGATGCATTTATCGAATGGTTTTATTATATAGAGACAAATAATGCGGCGCAGGCTTATGTTACTGGTAAATTTACTTTTATGGCAAACAAAAATTATATTAAAAATGTGTGGGATGCGCACGGGTACCCAGGACCAGTAGGTAATGGTATACCTCTTTTCAACCCGTCAAATCATAACCAATAATAATCAATAAACTTAAAATAAATAAATAAAAGTGAATAAAACGTTTTATTTATTTATTTATTGTCATATTTAATGATACTTCATAATCTAAACACTCAATTTTATTAATGATAATCCTTCTCAAATTCTGCATATTTTGTCGTAATGAAATTATAAAATTTTCACTATTATTATTAGAAATTAGTTTTAATAATGAAATGTGATATATTTGTTCAATATGCTCTATATATGAGTTATCAGCATACTTATTTTTAATAAAATCAATTGTATATAAGGAATCATTATAATTTTTATTTTTTACAAATGTATTATTAATAAATTTATGGTAATCAATTAAACAAATAATTAACTCATTACTGCTACTTGTTGCTAGTTCTAAGTTATAATTTTCTAAAAAAGTATCCCCATTATTATTTGAACAACTCATACAAAATGGCATAATAGATTTTATTTTAAGTAATAACTCTTTTGTATTTTTTTTTTGATTATCACTTGGATTTTCTGGATATATAGTTGAAAACGAATGTAATAAATGCCAAATAACATGGTAACATCGTGTTTTAATAATATTTGAGAGTAACAATCTTTTAAAATTAGATATTACAGTGGAATCATTATTAATTGAATTACATAATAATTGGTTTAATTCGTTACTAACTTGTTCCATAATGTATTTAATATATTAATAATATATTTTAAAATAATTTAAAACTTTTACCAAATATATTAATAAACATGGATTTAATATACAAGAAAGATAAAAATGGTAAAGATATATTATGCAATGAAGATGAAAGACACCAAATCATGATGGAATGGGAAAAACCTTATATGGAAAAATCAATTGAACTCTTGAATCCGTTTGGTAAAGTATTGGAAATCGGGTTTGGATTGGGATACAGTGCAACAAAAATATGCAGTTTCAAAAATGTCAAAGAGTATAATGTAATAGAGTGCATGCCGATTGTATGGGAAAAATTTGAAGAATTCAAAACTGAACAACAAATTGCAAGACCTGAACTAAAAATAAATTTAATAAAAGGTAGGTGGGAAGACGTTTTACAGACGACGGAAACATTTGACTCCATATATTTTGACGACTATGTGTTGAATTCAGACATGGATATAGGTAATAGAAGAATGATAAAAGATAGGTTTTCACATTTTTTACAGAAAGTCTTGCAAAATCATACAAGAATTGAGACTAGAATATCTTTTTATTCTGGTGTAAATTGTATAGAAATGTACAAAAATATAACTTGTATACATGTAGAATGCAGCGAATATAAAATAGAGATTCCAGGCGATTGTAAATATGCAAAAGGGAATAAAATGTATATTCCAATTATAACAAAGACGTCAAATGCAGAACTTGATTTAAAAGATAAATTAATTCCCGCTAATAATGTCAATAATATGCAGAAAATAAATCCGGAAATTCATGAAGAAATAAAAAAAGAAATTGAAATACACACCAAATATAAAACATTGTTTGATGATATACAAGTTCGCAGTCCGTCGTGCGGATTAATTGTTATTGATAATTTTTATAAAAATCCACACGAAACGAGGAAATATATTTTAACCCAAGAGTTTTCTGTTCGTGGAAATTATCCAGGGCAAAGAACTATTTCATACGCGACTCAGCATTTGAAAGACATTATTCAAGGATATGTCATGCCGTTTGGTGGAAAGATTACAGATTTTCCAATTCCAGATAAAACAACAAATGCGAACATTTACAACGGGTCTTTTCAATACACCACTTCTCGAGACAGGTCTTGGGTTCATATTGATGGTTATAATAACTGGGGCGGAGTTTTGTACATGACTCCGAATGCGCCGCTATCATCAGGAACAGCATTTTACAAGTTCAACGACGGAGCAGAGTGTCAACGAGACCAAGATATTTTAGAAAATAAAACCCAAACAGACACATTTAGTCAAGATATGACAAAATGGCAACTGGTGGATCGAGTGGGGAATGTTTTTAACAGGCTCATATTATTCAATTCCAAGCGATTTCACATGTCGATGGATTACTTTGGTGATTCAAAAGAAAATGGAAGACTTTTTCAAGTGTTTTTCTTTTCAACCGAAAAATGATTTATGACGGTTCCTTTTACCCCCTCCCTTGTTCAAAAGGGATAATCTGCGAAAACCTTTTTGAATAAAATTTATTTTTATATAATTGTGAAAATGATTGTGATATAATAATAATTAACCTAAACAATTTAAACCCATGGTTAGATATATTGTAAATAGTTAACGCATTGTGTAAAAATGCCATCCATTGTCATCGTTGAAAAGAATGGTGATTTGAAAGTACGGGAATATAAAAGCACAAATACAGACGAATTGTATAAAAAATGCAATTTAAAAAAATCGGAAGGATTTGATAAAGTTACGGAATGGGGATATTCAAAAAAGGGCGATGGTCGGGTTACAGTTGAATTATGGGCACGAAGTGAAGGTCAGGCAAACCAAGAGAATAAATATGATTTTCCACCACCTGTGGATTCTGAATTATTTTTTGGAAGTTGTGCACTTTTGTTGAGAGATTCAAATATGAAAATTATTGATTTGACAGTTGAAAAATGGAATAAAATATATGAGCATTTATTTGGTGGGTTTGAAACACTTGCAGACAATGCGGATGAAGATGATGAAGAAGAAGATGAGTTGGCAAATGTTCCATCAAGTATGAAGACAAAGGATGGTTATTTGAAAGACGGTTTTATTATTGAAGATGCATTAGAAGATGCTGATCCCGATGCTGAAGAAAATTCAAGCGATGATTCTGAAGATGATTGCGAGTCGGAAGGGGATGAAAGTACTGTGTCGACAGACGAAGAGAATGAAGACGATGATGAAAGTAGCAATAGTAGTGATGATTCTTCAGAGCTTAATTCCGAAGAATATAATTATTCAGATGACGATAATGATGAAGAAACGAAATAAAAAATATGAATAAAAAATATGAATAAAAAATATGAATAAAAAATATGAATAAAAAATATGAATAAAAAATATGAGTAAAAATAGTAATAAAAATAGTAATAAAAATAGTAATAAAAATAATAGTGTTTACATAAACAATAACAATCAATAACAATATATAAAAAAATTGAATATAAAAATATATATTGTTATAAGAGTAAATACCTAGACCGCCACCAACAGACCACCATCACAAACCATTCTATAAAATGATTCCAAAAAATCCCGACTCTTTCAGACGAAATATACAAAAAAAATTATCAGAAAAAATTGGAGACGAAACGGGGAGCATTGGGCTAAATCTGGAGAAAGGAATTTTTAATCGAACGCTTTTAAAAGCAGGAGAAATGAATATTGTAAAAAAATGGGACAATATCTATTTTGTTCAGCTCTACACAGACTGGTTGAAGTCCATTTGCATTAACCTTGAAAATAAAGACGTCATGGATATGGTGAGAACAAAAAAAATCAAAGCTCACGAACTTGCATTCATGACGCATCAAGAAATGAATTCGAAAATGTGGAGCAAAATCATTGAGGATAAAAAGAACAGAGATAAGAATAGGTATGAATTGAAGATTGAAGCGTCAACTGACTTGTTTACTTGTCGCGCTTGCAAGTCAAACAAATGCACATATACGCAACAACAGACGCGTTCGGCAGACGAGCCAATGACAACTTTTGTCACATGTCTCGAATGCGGTAAACGTTGGAAGTGTTAATTGATTGTCATTATTTATTCTTCATTTAAATCCTAAATTTATAATTTATTTTATTTTTTTTTATTTTTTTTTATTTTTTCTAGTTTTACTTCGATTACCATATTTACAAAATTGTTTTTGTGAGAAACCTCTTGGTCGATTACAATTTATACTTTTTTTGTATTTTAAACTCCATTTTCCTCCGACTAACTGTTTCATTACAAATAAAATAAAATAATTAATTATAATATCTACGTATAATATAAAATAAACAATTAATAATAAAATACATTTTTTTCAATAATGAACACTAGAAAGTTATTTTACGTGACGTTGATTATTTCTGTGTTGGTTCAAATTATTACTGGAATGATTGAAGGGTGGACGGTATTAAGTGTGAACGTTCCATCGCAATATACTATTATAAAGGAACTTTTATATTTGGAACTGTTTGTTCAGGCAATTGAAGGTTTATTTTACATTTGGCTAGTTTATAACTTCACTAGTGTAATAAACGTAACTCCAAAACGGTATATTGACTGGTCAATTACAACCCCAACAATGTTGACTACATTGATTTTTTATTTGATTTATTTGAGATACAAAAATGAAAATATGGATACGACAAAATTGCAATTTTATAATTTACTACATGATAATGCAAACACATTGTCAAAGATAGTATCTTTGAATTGGTCAATGTTATTTTTTGGATATTTGGGAGAAATGAAAATATTGTCGACTGTATCAGGTGTTGTATTAGGGTTTGTTCCATTTTTAATGTATTATTACATGATTTATCAAAAATATGCAATTAGTAGTGGACCACTAGGAATAAAATTATTTTGGTATTTTTTCTTTTTCTGGTCATTGTATGGTGTTGTTGCACTACTACCCTATAATTTGAAAAATTCTCTATACAATATCTTAGATTTATTTGCAAAGAATTTTTTTGGGCTTTTTTTGAGTTACATTATTTTACTAAAAAAATATTAACAGTATTCTTTTTTTTTTATTCTTTTTTATAATATTGTATTTACACTCTTGAATACTTATTCACAATACCCACTCATAAAATTCATTCATGAAAAGTGTAGGATAAATAAACTCGTCTTTTGCTCGTTGTGCTTTAATAAATAGTGACTTGTCTCCAACGACGTAAAATGTTGTTTTACACCTTGATATTGCCGTGTAAACTAATTTTTTGGAATTTTTATTCATTAAGCAAAAGTTGTGCGCAGGAGAAACAATAAACACGATTATATTTCTTTGCAATCCTTGCATTTTATGTACACTGCTTATGTAAAAAGGCATGAATGCGTCTCTAACATCTTCGACTGAGAGGTCCGTTTCGTCTGTTTCTCCATCGTATTTGACTGTATAAGTGTAGACAGTTTCATTTTTTCCATACTTATTTTTCATTTGTTTTACAGTCTCATGAATAGTGCCAACATCACCATTCACGCGAACATTTTTTTCATCCTTGTAGTCATTTTCAGTTCTTATAACTAAATCATTCTCGTGAAAAATGTGCGTGTGACCATTTTCGTAACGTTCCACAAACAATTTTTTGCCATGTGGATTTTTTATTTTTTGAATTATTGGGTTGAGAGCGAATACTCCACCATTTTTTTCTCGTTGAACAGACATTGTGTGAATGTCGAATTCCTTGTGAGGAGTCGTCGTCGTCACTCCAGGTGTAGTCATTTGCAAACGGTGCTGATAATGCTCTTTTTCATATATTTCTGTAATTACTCTCTCGAAATCTTCAGGCGTTTTTGCTTCAATGAAATGAGAATACGCATTATCGAAATCGTCAAAGTGAACGCCATTTTCCGTGTTCATTTTTTCAATAATACTTTTCAGGTTTCCTTCTTGTCGCTTTATATTTGTTAAAATGGTCGTGTTGAAAATCTTGGATTTTATAATAGATTCGAAAGGAGTTCCTGCGCTAATCGGCGGAAGTTGTTTCACGTCTCCAATCAAAATGAGGGAAGAACGAAAGCATTCGCATGCAGACAGGAGTTTTTCAAACAGGAACAAATCAACCATTGATGATTCATCCACAATCATAATTGTCGGTTTAAATTCACCTTTGTTGAATGTAAAATTGAGGGCTCGATGTAAAGTTGAAAACATGACTTTATCATCAAATTTTGAATCATATTTACAATATACTTTAAGGTTTTTTTGTGCTAGTCCAGTTGGAGCCATGACAGCAATGGAACTTCCCATCTCAAGTTGATAACCCATGATACAGTCAACAATTGTGGACTTTCCGGTGCCCGGAGGGCCAGTAATATTGAACAGTTGCATATTATTCAAACGACATCCCCTTTTGATTGCTTCAATTTGTTCTGGTTCAAATTTGAAGGCTTCTTTTTTATTGCTATGTTGTTTGAGTGTATATTTTTCAATGTAAGCATCAATCGCTGCGTCATTTTCTTTGGAGTAAATTTCTTCTTTTTCATGGTAAAACAGGTTTGCAACTTTGTCTGATAGTTTTATTTCAAAGTCAATAAATTCTTGGGTTGTAAAATAAGACGTGGTTCCAAATATCTTTTCAACAATGAGCTTACTGTCTAATAAGAGCGACTGTGCTGCTGAATTCCCACTACGCAGTTTGAATTCTTTATTAAACTCCATTTCGAGTTGACCGGTCTCGGATTCAGGAATATACAGTTGATTATTTTGTTTTGCCATAAAGTAGTCATAGATCCACGCACGTACTCGCTTGTCCAGTGGAGGAATTATTTTTTTTTCATTACAAATGTCCATAGCATTCTTGTAAGATATAAACTGGTTTTCAAATGTTATAAAATCAAAGGGATTCAAAAGTAAATACTCGATTGGAAAACTATTTTTTGACTTTGAAGTGCAAACTTTTACGTGATGAAAGTATCGGTAAAGTTTTTTTGGTTTTACCTTGCATGTTTCAACAATTTCTTTTAGTGTCTTTTTTACTGAATCTTGTCTCGAGTTGACGAAACGATTGTACTCCATTTTCACAATAGAGTCATGATCCATAAATCCTTGTGTTTTCGCATATTTCGTCACAACAAAATAGTCCTTACAGTCCTTACCTTCAAGTCTCGTTTTTCTTTTTGCCTCAGACACGAGGTCTTTGTATACACCATTGTGATGAATTTTATAGTATGCTTTAAAGTATGACTCACAGAGCGAGTCAATCACTTCTTCTTCTTTCGTTTTTGTATTTTGTTGTTTTTTCACACTGTTAGTATCGGTCGGAGCGGTCGGAGCAGCAGCATCAGTGGTAACAGCAGCATCTGGAGGAGCAGCGGCAGTAGCAGCTTCACGTTTTCGTTTGAATAGTCCAGGAGTGACGGTTGGAGATGACTTTGTGTTCAAGGGAAAGAACATAGAGGGTAATAATTGTTGTACTTTTTCTGTTTTTTTTTGTTTAGAAGAATCGGCTCTCAGCATGTCACGTTTATATATATTTTACATTTGTTATAATAAAAAAATCAATTTTTATTATAATAATTTTTTAATATAACTTTTTATAATATCGCAAAATTAAATAAAATAAACAAGTAAAAGTATAATAAATTGATAAATCAAATAAATCAACAAATAATTTCAAGGTCTTGCAATCTCCACAGTTCAGAACTACCGTTGGGTAAAGGGCGCCGAATAATAAATGGCAGTTTTTTATGTTCCAGTTCCAGCTGCGCAATAATGTACCCGTCGATGATTGTCGGATTCACATCAACATAAGGTTTCGCGCCTTCATTTAGTTGTTTTGTTCGAATTCCTAAAACTCTTGTTTTTTCGTACTTTGTTAAAAATGGTAGTGTTTTGTGATATGGGTCAATGATTGTTCCTGCATCATTTCTAGTGACGCGTGACATAAATTCAGTTTCTTCATTATTGTAAGACAAACTTTCAGGGTGAAAAGATGCAATGTAATTTTTTTTCAGTTCATTATCGAATTTTTGAAGATGATTTTCGTCGTCGTCATCATCGTCATCATCGTCATCGTCGTCGTAATTTTCATCATCCTCATCAACTGATGACTCAAATGAAACCACTCCTTCTCCTTCTTCTTCAACATCAACGTCTTCTCTCTGCCGCTTATTTTCTTTTTCTTTTCCCTGCCCTCCTTGCCCTCCTTGCCCTCCTTGCCCTCCTTGTCCTTCTTGACCTTCTTGTTCATCATATATGTCCGACGTCGCGTCTGAATCTGATTCTCCTCCTCCTACTATTTCCATTCCACCCCCTGACAATGTTGAATCATCAAAATGTACGCTACCATTTTCGCTACTACTGTCAAAACTGGTATCAACATCAGTATTGGGCTCAGAGTCCATTTTTTTCATGTCTTGCATTTGTTTTGCTTTTGTGAAATGTAAATGTGTCTATATTACATATATAAAATTAAATATTTCTATTTCAATTTTTTATTTTATATATAAATAAATAAAAATAAAAATATAAAATGACTTTTTTGAATATTGAAAACCATGAGTAAATATGTGTAAAGCTAAAAAAATAAATATGCTTCAGATAAATTCAACAGTATGACCACCCAAATTAAAAATGTAATACATATACATTGTAAATATTTTCAAGATGCGTGATGATACTGTTCAGTGTTCCACGTGTGTTTACAAGTTGTGCACATGTAGACGAATTTCAAGTTTGTGTCATCGTATCTAATGTATAAAACAGTACATGGAACATCAAGCGTTTTATTTGTCTCGCATTCCAAGTTGGGACACTTCATTGTGTTAATTTGAGGTAGTGTTGGGTCTAAATGTGTATACTCGTTGACAAAATTTGATAGTCGACTTTCTGTTTGTTTGAAAAATGTTTTTGAAACACAAACACTGGTGTCTGAGTTCTGTTCTTCGTTTCCGCAGTTTCTGCATTTATTGATGAGTATTTTTGAGGTGACTTCTTTTTCTTCTTCTGAAACGGCAGGAGCATCTGCCATTGTAATGTAGTACATGTTTCCGCATACTTTACAAAATTGCATTTTTCAACGACGTTTTGTGGTAGTTGTTGTTGTGTATCTGTGTATCTTGTATATAAATAGTTATGTTATTTTATATTCAATTTAATTATTAATATATATAGTAAATATGTTAATAATTAAAAAAATATTTAAATATAAAAATATGTAATAAATATTGATTTCATTTTTAAATGATTGTTAATTTTTCAAAGAGAGATATCAACTGTGTATAATCAATCTTGAATCCAAATAAATAAAGAGATGAGTGCACAATTTCAGGGTGAAGTATGCGTTCCTTATTTTCTTGCAGTTTTTTCATTATAATGTCTTTATTTTCAAGGTAATGCGCCTTCATAATTGAATAAAAATAGTCTATATAGTCCTTCTCTTTTATAGGTATGTATTTGCCGAAGTTTTCAATGCTGCATAAAAGTTCGTAAATTGAAAAAGAATAATTTCGGAATTCAACAAGATTGTGATAGTTACAAAAGTCAGGATTTTTTTTTGTTATACCCGGTTCATGTAAAATGGGTTCATTATCCATAATAGAAACCAGAGTTAGTAATACGGAAGAAATTGTTTGACAACCGCTCCATTTCTCTCCACGCCACGTATTCAAAATGTCAACACAAACCTTACCAGTTTTGTAAAAATTTGGATGAAACCGTGTAGTTCCATCGTTTGTGTAATAATGAAGAACGGGAGGTGAGTGAGGATAATCAGTTGGAAATACGAATTTAAAATAATAATATCCATTTCGATAGAGTGAGTCCTTAGGACCAATAATTAATGCCCAACCCTCTAATATGTCAGTTTCGCTGTGTTTGTAATATATTCCTTGGTCATGTAGCGGCGTTTTTATAATTTGGCCAATGTCTTTTAACAGACGCTTGACTGCATCTTTTGAAATGCTAATGGGTTTTACATCACTTGCCGTCGTAGCGCTCGTCGTCATTGTTGGTAGTGCTGAATTGTCAATAGCTTCGGTGGCTGCTTTGTCTTGTGTTTTTTTACAAGATGTCATATGATTCTGGAGAGAAGCGTCTAAATATCTACATATGAATACATTTAAATGTTTATATCATATTCATAATTATAAAAATATAAATTTATGAGTATCTAACCTTCATACCTTGTAAAAAAATAAATACATAATTATGTAAAAAATATGAAAAAACACTTTTTATATTTTTTTAAAAATTGATTTTTAGGGATAAGTGGATAAACAATAAATAAAAATTGAATTAAACTTATCTCAATATATAGTATTAACAATGGCAATGGCAAAAGTAAATGTCAAAGCAACTTATAATTTTGCATCATATTTGTTGTCATTATATATAAAGGAAGGTGAGAAATGCACGCACACGCGGTTGAAGAATGCGGACTTGGGAGTCAAAGGTGGCGCATATTTAATAACGGAATCAGAATTGGAAGAATTTTATAAAAAGTATTACCAGCACGTCTTTGTTGAAGGGAAACAAGAATTCTTGACAGAAATTCAGCTTCCGGATGCAGGACCCATCCTTGTAGATTTTGATTTCAAATATGATGTTGGCATAGATGAACGCCAACACACAAAAGACCACGTTGTTGACATGGTATTGCTTTACATGAATGTTCTCAAAAAAATCCTACACATTGATGCAGGAACAGATATTCCTGTATTTATATTTGAAAAAGAAACAGTAAATTGCAAAACCGAATTGACAAAGGATGGAATTCATATGATAATTGGAATTCACATGGAACGAAAGCAGCAAATGTATCTTAGAAGTATGATTTTGTCGGAGTTGCCGAGTGTGTGGAGTGACTTACCCGTGACAAACTCGTGGGAAGATGTCATTGACAACTCAATTACAACCGGAAAGACTGGGTGGCAACTCTACAACTCTAGAAAACCGGGATGCAAGTGTTATCTTTTGAAGTATCACTTTGCGTTGAAACTTAATGAAATGTTAAACTGGGAATTTTTAGAAAAGAAGGTAACAGATTTCAAGTTTGATAAAGATTTCAAGTTATTGACGGCAAGGTACACCGGTCATCAGTCTTTTCGGTTGGTCGAAGAGTACACACAAAAAATTGAAGAAATGTTTAAATCAAAAAGGGCGTTGGTCTCGACATCTGGAGGAAGTTCTACGCGCGTCAATATTGTAATGGCAACATCTTTGACGCCGTCGTCGATTGATTATAATTCAATTACCACTTTAGACCAGCTGAAAGCAGCAATAAAAATTATTATGGACAACTTGGAACCCAGAGAATATGATATAAAGGAGACACACAAGTTTGCAATGTCGCTTTCAGCCAAGTTTTATGAGCCTTATGAAAAATGGATTCAGGTTGGGTGGGCTCTAAAAAATACAAGCGACAAGTTATTTTTAACCTGGATTCTTTTCAGTTCGATGAGTGAAAAATTCAGTTATGAAAAGATTGGGGAATTGTACAGGCAATGGCAGAAATTCAGGACAGGAAAAAGCGAACTTTCAAAACGCTCAGTGATGTTTTGGTCAAAACAGGATAACCCTTTGGAATATAAAAAGATTTCAGAAGAAACGGTTGATTATTATATTGACCAGACGCTTGTAATACATGTAGGTAAGACTAAAATTACGGAAGCATCGGATGTTGATTTGGCAAATGTTTTGTATCACTTGTACAAGGGACGCTTTGTGTGTGTGAGTATAAAGCACAATGCGTGGTTTGAGTTTAAGGACCATCGATGGTCTGTGTGTGACTCAGGAACGTCTCTTCGTTTGTTGATTTCAACTGAAATGCTCGGCATATATTCAGAACGAAGCATGAAGTTGTTGGATAGTTTGAATGAGTATGACAGTACTTCAGAACAGTTCAAGCACATACAGGAACGTTCGAAGCGGATGACAGAAATTTGCAACCAGTTGAAAACAACAAGTGTTAAAAATAATGTGTTACGCGAAGTGCGTGAATTGTTTTATGATAAGGATTTTATTGAAAAAATGGATTCAAAAACACATCTTATGGGGTTCAATAATGGTGTCGTGGATTTTAAGGAAAAAGTTTTCAGACCAGGACAGCCGTATGATTTTATTTCAAAGTCCACAAAAATAGACTTTTTAGACTCGTATTTTACTGGGTGCAAAGAGTTTGAAACAATTGAGCGCGAAATCATTGCATTCATGGAGCAGTTGTTTCCGTCACCGGAGTTGCGCGCTTACATGTGGGAACATCTTGCGTCATGTCTTATTGGTGTGAATCGTGACCAGACGTTTAACATTTACAATGGGTGTGGAAGTAATGGAAAATCAAAGTTAGTCGAGTTGATGTCACACTGTTTTGGAGAGTATAAAGGAACAGTGCCTATTACTTTGATTACAGAAAAACGAAACAAGATTGGTGGAACTGCATCTGAGATTGCGCAACTGATTGGTGTGCGATATGCGGTGATGAATGAGCCGTCGAAAGGGGACCGTATCAATGAGGGTCCGTTGAAAGAACTCACGGGTGGTGATCCAATTCAAGCGCGCGCACTGTATCAGGAAATGGTTACATTTGTGCCGCAGTTCAAGTTGGTTGTTTGCACGAATGTCATGTTTGATGTCAAGAGTAACGATAACGGCACATGGAGACGCATTTGCAAAGTTGATTTTGAGTCTTTATTTTGCGAAGAACCAAAGTCTGATGACCCTGAAATGCCGTATCAGTTCAAGATTGACAAACGATTGGATGAAAAACTTGAAGGATGGGCGCCGGTGTTTATGGCAATGCTGGTTCAAAAGGCATATCAAACGGGAGGTACTGTTGCTACTTGTGAAAAGGTTAGACTGAGTAGTAACAAATATAGAAATAGCCAAGACTATTTGTCAGAATTCATTCGAGACAAAATCAAAGTATGTCCTGGTATTAATGATAAGACTGGAAAAGCGTTTGATGTGAAACGAGATGAGTTGAATCAGGAGTTCAAAGATTGGTATATGAATAATTATGATAAGAATGTGCCCAGGTTTCAGGAGTTGCATGACTACATGGATAAGAAGTTTAAAAAGATTGCAAAGGGTGGTTGGTCAGGATGTAAAGTGATTTATCCAAATGATGATGAAGATGAAGAATTTGACGATTTGTAAATAAAAAGTATTTGAAGTCACACATGGTGGTATTTTGAAATCACATTATGATGTTATAACAAGTAGAAAAAAAAAATATAAAAAAATATAAAAAAATATTTTTCTTTTTTGTTTTTTCTTCTTCTTTTTTCTTCTTTTTTTTCTTTTTTATTTTTCAAAACGCAAGCAAGGGGTTACCACACCTGTGGGGAGGCAAGCAAGTTCGTTCACTCGAGATTTTTTTGCAAGGTGTGCCAAGCATCCTTTGACTCTTGGTCGATGGTGACCATTTTGTGCGCCTCGTACTGTTCCGGCGAGTCGTAAAAGTAGGTCATTGGAACAATTCCACTGCAGACTACAACCTTCCACAAGTGGTCTTCTTCAAATGAGCCAACATTCCACGGGTACTTGACTCCAGTGATTGCATTCACGATGGGAAGACCCATCCTATTGGATGGAAAGGGTCCTCGAAAGACCTTTTCTTCCTTCTTTCCTCCGTTGCCCTTGTAGCCGTTGCCCTTCTGGCTCTTGCTGTTGCCGTTGCTCTTGTTGTTGCTGTTGCCGTACATTGTTGTTGTTGATGCTTCTGAGACGATTCACTGCAAAATGTCAAGATATAAATTGAATTTTCAATTTATATTTTTTTCATTGTAATTTGGGAAGAAAAAAAAGAAAAGTTGAAGTTAAATCAAAATTATTTTACACCTTTGCACATTCAAAACGCCAATTTTAATATTTTTTTCTTGATTTCAATTTTAATTTTCTTGACTTTTTCGATTTTGATTTTAATTTTCTGGACTTTACTTTTGATTTTTTTTTATATCCTCCTTCACGATTTAGCTTTATACCAGGCTGAACCTCAGGAGTCTTTCGAACAACACTTTTAATACTGTCTGTTATTATACCCTTTACTTTTTCTTTTAGTAAATCTTCTTCTTGTACTTGTACTTCAACTTCTTCTATAAATTCGTCTAATTTTTTTTGGCTCGTTTGTTTTTTCAAATTTATCTTTTTCAAAAGACCTTTAGGATTTTCTACAACTACTTCATCTGGTAATGGTTCGCCATTCCATGAATAATGAGTACCTCGTAACATGGTTTTAAGTCCAGGGTTAAAGGATTTTGCTAATGTGCCTTCACGCTCAGTTAATTTTCTGGATTTTTCATTGTTTTCTTCTATTTTATTCTTATTTTCATCACTTGAAAATATATCATCAATATTGTCTTCAGAAAGAAAACTTGACCACGTAAGATAAGTTGATACAATTTCATTTTCAATTCTTTTAATTGTATCAGATATACTTAATATATTATTAACAAGACCCTTATTTTTTACATATATATTTTCATAACATGTATATAGTTGATCAGATTTTAAACCACTACATGTTTTTGTAACAAAAGATAAAAATTTTTTTTTATATTCTATGTAGTTGCGAGTAATCTTATCATAAATATATACTAAATATTTTAATTGGTCGACTGCATCTTCAGTCTCAGTAATCCAGCTCATTAAGTTTTATTATTAATATTTTATGAATATTATAAAGTATATGTATATATTAATTTATATATTAATTTATAATATTATTTAGTTATTTATTTTTTTTTGATTTGAAATCATTGAATGATTCAAATAGTGATTTGAAAACAGAAATACTTTCTAAAATGACTTTTGAAATAAGTTCTTGCACTTTGGGTAGTTCCATTTCATCTTTGAATGAAACAATAATGTAACTATCTAACGCATGCGGGTGCGGTTTTTTGAATCCGCAGAATGAAACGATTCCGTCAGATTGTCTGTTATAGTAATTCGAAAAGATATAAAACTCAATTACTTTTCCTAGAGTGTAATCCTCTCCAACCAAGTTGATTCGAAATGAATTTTTCATGGTGGTTAATTCGTGCGCATACTCAATTGTCGTCGTTGCATTCGTTTCAGCATTTGTTTCTGCAGCGTGTTCTATGCTAGCCAACAGTTTTTCACATTTCTTTATCATAATGTCGCAAGCTTTCGTAACAAGTTGAACATTAGTATATACGCCAACAGTCTCAATTATAAAATCAAAACTATTTGGAACAAATATGCGTTGGGCTTCAAGAAGTTCCCAGTTTTTTTTTTCATTTTCAATAACTTCTTCAATGGAATCGGCAGACAACGACGACGATTCCAGTCCTTCTCGAATCGTTTTTTCCTTTGCTTTCCATTGTTTTTCAATTTCTTTGGTGTCAGGCGTACAACTGTAAGCGCACGTGTGCGCCACATTATACATTCCGTCAAATTTTGCATTTGAAATTTCAAGAGTGCAAGTAAATGCAAGTGCTTCTCCACTGTTTGAATTGGAAGAAGAAATGTTAGGCAATAGTCTAGCAAATTCAATGTAGTCACCGGAAATTGCATCGGGTGGGAAAATTTTACGAACAGTTGCTTCAGGCAGATATTCGTACATGACATCTTCATCGGCGTCTTCATTTCTTGAACGTCCTGATTTTTTTTCAATTTCTTTTGCTTTTTTTACTTTAAAGTCTTCAGTTGTAACGTATCGAATTGTATCTGTTTCATTTTTTACGTCAACTTCCACGACATAGTTCTTGTACTCGTTGGCGATACCATCAATAGTGTGTAAATGATGTATTGGTATACAACCGAGCCTCTGTTTCAATATTTCATTGTGAAGTCTCGTCGTGTTAACCGTAAACTCTGCTCGATTTTCAGAATGAGGAAATGTTCTAAATACGTATTGGTTTATATCCGACAGAATGATTCGTCGCAAAGCATTTGCAATTGAAACATCGCAATTTTCCAACGTAAATGTGAGTGTAAATTCGTTATTGTTATTGTGTTGAGAAATGATGGGTTTACTGGTTCTAGTTTTGGAAGAAGAAGAGCTCATTACAACAAATCCAAGTTAATAATAATATATATTCATAATATTAAATCAATTTTTTTAATATTTATTAACCGATAATAACAAAAAATATTAAAAAATAAAATGATAAATAATTTATTTTAATAACTATTTAATATTTATTATTATTTCAATATAAATAGTTATTGCGTTGTTACATTACGTATAAAAATAATTTCAGTTTTTTCTAGAATAAATCATTTTTTATGAGTAGCATTATCTACTATAGTAATTTTTGTGAGAAATCTAAAAAGTTATTACAGACTCTTTCTAAAAGTGCTTGTAGCAAAGAGATTCATTTTTTGTGCATTGATAAACGAGAGAAGGCGCAAAATGGAATCACATATTTGATATTAGATAATGGAGAAAAGATTTTACTTCCTCCGCAAGTAACTCGTGTTCCAGCATTACTTTTGTTGAACAAGGGAAATCAGATTTTGTACGGGGACCAAATCATGCAACACTTGTCTCCCAAGGAAATGGAAATAAATCAAATTGCGACTAATAATAATGGAGAACCGGCGCCCTTTTCACTAACTAGCGATTTTATGGGGCACGGTGTAACATCAGACACGTACAGTTTTTGGGACCAAAGCAGCGACGAACTTTTAGCGAAAGGCAATGGCGGTATGCGCCAAATGTACAATTATTCAACGGTTGACTATTCAAATACTGGAAGAATAGAAACTCCACCTGATAACTATACCCCAGATAAAATAGGTCAGGTCACGTTGGAACAGTTGCAGCAGAATAGGAAAATGTAAGAAATATTGTAGAAAAATATAAATTGAAAATATTTTTTATAAATTCGACTTTTAACAGTCTCACACCGTTAACCCGTTAACCTTGTTCTCTCTGCAAATCAAATCATGTCACTAGATTCATGCGTATATCTTGCTCATCTTCCTTCTCCTCTTCCTCAATATGAATACGTGGTGAGACCTGGCGCTCCTGCTGTAGCACCAATTTTCAGAAAGCCGTCTCACCTGAAGAAATGGGAATCAAACGAACTCAAAGAAAATAAAAAGTATTCGAATGAGATTTATTATGAAAAATTGAGTGCATGGAAAAAACAACACAACTGGCACGATGTTCCACTCATGACATCCATGACAAAGGAAGAAGCTGACAAAGGATTTAGAGAAATAAAAAAATACGAGTTGGAAATAAAAGAAGAAAAGACAAAAAAGGAGGAACAAGAGTCGCGAGGCATTGAGTATGTCGCGCCTTGTATATTTAGGTACTTGATTCCACATGATGCAGATGATGCAAGAGCTGTTGGAACCTTTTATTTGGAATTTTTGTCCAAAATGATGTACAATCGTGCACATGAATTGTGCGCGTGCACGACGTTTGGGGAATTTGAAAAAGTGTATGAACATTCCACTAATTTAGAAAAAGGATTTTGGTTGCTGGGTTTGAGAGAACGAACTGCGCGTCATGCACTTGCAGCATTTTCTGTTGAGTCAAATTTGTTTCCTGGCAGAAAGGCGCCGGCGTCGGCGCCGACAACCAGCACCAGCACTAGCACCAGCGATGACGACGACGTGCCAACAAGAACATCTAAACGACGCAAAACTTTTTGTGAAAGACGTGGAAAATTTGGCATTTGTGAGGTGAAAGACTTGGAAACGCTTGGAAATTCAGCTCCAATAGTGTGGTACATTTCCCCTGAAGAAATGCGAAATATGAAAAGGTTCGAGTTTTGTTTTGAAATCAGTCCAGAAGAAATTCAAGAACTTCATGATATGGCGACTGTGGATGAGTGGTGGGACAACGAAGGATACAGTTATCCTTGGTAGGTTAGTTAGGTCGGCCAAGTCGGTTGGAAGGAATAAATCTAAAACCGAGTCGAACCGAGTCGAACCGAGTCGAACCGAGCCAAACAATATGTGTCTCATCGCATAATGCAGTTTTTCATTTTTTCTTTGTATTCTGACAATCCAATATTTATTTTCATATTTGAAAATGTAGAACCAAATATAGTATCATTTGAACTATTTTCGATGCTACTATTATTATTATTATTGCTACTGTTATTGAATTTATTACGATGTTCGTGGCTTGCGCGCGCATGTTCATCAATATATTTTTTAACAGTTACATTCAAATGTAGTTTCAATTTATCAATATTGTATCCCTTTTTGGCAGAAACTAATGTCATAAAGTCAAACTGTGTTTGGTTGATGATGTCCTTTGGAATTTGAAAGTCATTATTCAAGTCGTGTTTATTGAATATAAGAATCAGCTTAAAATTTGGTGAAAAAAGTGTCTCATTGTCTTGAATATATTTATTCCATTTTGAGATTTGTTCGTCAATATTTTTTTCAATATCAATGACGACAATAATTATTTCAGCAGACCGAGCATACAGTGGAAGCAAAGAATGGAAACGTTCTTGTCCTGCTGTGTCCCATATTTCAATTTTGATGTTGTCTTCAACTGTGTAAATTGTATATGCCGCACCAATTGTCAAGTTGGTATCAGGATTGAATGTGTTGTGTGTCATTCTTTGAACAATGCATGTTTTTCCAACTCCTGAATTTCCAAAAAGTACCAACTTTATTTTTTTGACCATTGTTTTATTTATATTTATATTATTATTCATATGATTTCTCTCTGTATATATTCATATATATTGAAATATAAAATATATATAACTAAAAAATAATATAAAATTTATTTTTATATATTATTATAATACACATATAATAGACATACATATACATAATACAACACATAACAATATAAATAAAATGACAACTGTAAACTGTTCAGGCGAATCAGAATCAGTAAGCAAGTCGTTGATTCTAAAGGGATTTAATCAACATTTTGAAGAGTTTATAGAAGACATTCAGAGTGTATTTCCGGATGATGATGAGGTTACAACGATGAAAAATTTACTATATATTATGAAAAAGACAAATCCGAAATTAATTTTAGAAACTTGGAATTCATATATAACGATTCCATACAAAGAACCCATTGAACAGTCAGATATTTCTTTTTTTATCAATAAAGATTATTCTGATTTGGATATTGTAATTACAGACAATGTTTCAAATTTCATTGAACGTTTGCGAGGATATGTGCGAAACATGACAGAACATGATCAGGAAAAGTCAATGCAGTATGTGAAAAATTTATGTAACTTGACAAAAGTTTATTATTTAAGTTGAAATAATAATAAATATAAATATTTTTATAAAATTATTAAATTATAAAAACACCATTTAAATACTTTATTCTATGTTTTATTATAATTTGACAAAAAGTAATTAAATTATAATAAAATGAAAACTAGTGTTGAAAAGGGTGTTGAAAAGGGTAAGGATATTCCTGATGAATTTAAAAAGGTAATTTTTGATTTCATTGTAGACATTTCGAATACTTTTCCTGAGTATCAAAGTACGTTGCAGTTATTTTTGGATGCGTCTAGAGAAAGAACGGCCGAGTCAGCTGCCGCCGCCGAATCAGTAAATGTTGTTTCTATTTTGTATGAATACTGTTCCAAGGTATATCCAGAGAGATTTTTTGATATTTTATACAAAAATGATAAAATTTTTGATAAAGAGGATGCGGCAAATGTGAATGTGAATACGCATTTTTTGCCAAATATTGATTTTTGTGTTTTATGGAATACCGAGGGAATAAGTGACACAACTAGAGAGACGATTTGGAAATACCTTCAACTCATTTTGATGACAATTATCACAAACATTGAAGATAAAAAATCATTCGGAGATGCTGCAAATTTATTCGAGGCAATAAATGAAAATGAGTTGCGCAGTAAGTTGGAAGAGACCATTCAACAAATGTACAATATGTTTGAGCCGAATTCTAGTGCTGAGTCCGAAACAAATACAAATACAACAAATGATGAAAGCAATGAAAGCAATGGGGGGAAAAAACCTTCTTTTAATTTTTTTGACTGGGCAAAAGACCTTGGCGAAGAAGATGAGGATGATGGAAATAAAGGTACAAAGGGATTTTCTTCAGCCAATGCAGAGTCAATTCATGAGCACATTTCAAGCATTCTGAATGGGAAAATTGGAAAACTTGCAAAAGAAATTGCAGAGGAGACTGCAAAAGATGTCGACTTTGACATGGATTTTGACGAGTCTAAAGGTGATGGTGTAAATTTTCAGAATGTATTTCAGAAGATGTTTAAAAATCCTGGAAAGCTCATGGGTCTTGTCAAAAGCGTTGGTTCAAAACTGGACCAGAAATTTAAATCGGGAGAAATAAAAGAAAGCGAATTAATGCAAGAAGCGAGTGACTTGTTAAGTAAAATGAAAAATATGCCGGGAATGAATAACTTGACCGACATGTTGAAGAAAATGGGCATGGGAAATATGGCAGGAAACATGGGAGGAGGAGGAAAAATGAATTTTGGTGCCATGCAAAGCCAGCTGCAAAGAAATGTTAAGATGACAAAGATGAAGGAAAGAATGCAAGAAAAACTTGCACATCAAAAACTTGCACAGCAGCAGCAACTGCAACAACAACTGCAACAACAACAGCAGCAACTGCAACAGCAGCAACCGCAACAAAAAGTACATACAGTATTTAGCACTGGAGAGATTATAGAGCGAACTCCCATCGATACAAATCCGTCGTCATTCGCACATAATCAAAATAAAAAGAAAAATAAAAAGAATAAATCAAAAAAATAAAATAATTAAAAATAAATAAATAGTATAAGTAGATATATAGATACATTTATTCACCATCCATATTATAGACATTATAGTTATATGACAACAACGGCATCAAACACAACATTGACGCAGACGGCTTCCGATGTTTCTTTTTCCAGCAGCGCACCTGCACCACCCGCGTCCACAAATATGAATAATGAACAACCCACCACGGTTGATAATAGTGCTAGTGCTAGCAACAGTAGTAGTGGCAACAATAATTTAGATAAGGACAAGGGTACTAGTACTCAATTTTGGACAAATCAACCTTCTGTTCTATTTGATAAAAATGAAATGTCAGATTTATGGCCAATGCCGCTCATGTCAGTCGAACAAAAGTTGAATGCAATTACAAGACTTGTTTTATTATTAACTATTTTAGGATTTTTGATTACAAAAAATATTAATATTATTTTCACAGGTTTCATTACTTTAGCTATTTTTGTTATGTTGTACAATACGCAATACAAAATAAATACTTCAGCTTCATCTTCAAATAGTTCCGAACAAAAAAAAGAAGGATTTGTGAATTCTCAATTGTATAACGCTTTAAAACCGCATTTAACAGTTCCGACTATTCAAAATCCCATGATGAATGTGCTTCTACCTGAAATTTCGTATAACCCTTCACGCGACGAAGCTGCACCTTCCTACAATTCAGAAGTTGAAAAGGAAATCAATCAGTCAACTGAAGGGTATGTTGTTTTAGATTTTGAACCAAGAAATCTGACAGAAGCTGAGAAACTTAGAAAAAAACTATTTGCAGATTTAGGAGATAAATATGAATTTGATGATTCAATGAGATTATTTTATACAAATCCGAGCACCACGGTTCCAAATGACCAAAAGGGTTTTGCAGAGTTTTGCTTTGGAGATATGATTTCATGCAAACAAGGTAATGAAATGGCTTGTCAACGTTTTAATCCGCGGTTAGGTAGTGTTTTGAATTAAATAAATAATGGTGTATTTTTTTTTTCATTTTTTTATTATGTTTATATATACTATAAAAATGGCAACAGTAAAAGACTATGTTTTTGATAAAATGGCAAGAATCGGAAATGATACATGCGGTTTGAGTCAAAGAAATGTTCAAAATATGAATGCTGGGAATTATATGGTGCAGAATTTTTTTTCATCTGACTGCACAATGGCAAGACCCATAGAATTTGCGACCAGCCAACCGGGTATTTTTTTCGAGGGAGGACATCAAACCGGTGCAGGTGGATGCAATATTGACATTAACTCGCAGCTTTTGAACGGGAGCATGAGCACACATCCGAGGTGTAAAATTTCATTAAACCAGCGACCTTTCGTTACGGTCCCTTATTTAGGTAGAGGTGAATGTAATCCGCTTTTAGAATCCAAATTAATTCAAGGAGATGTTACAATCAATAAAAGAAGTGTTAACTTGTTGTCAGAACAATGCTATTCAAATTATCTCAATTATCCGCTTATTCCATCGATTGCTTCGACAGTGTCAAATCCGTCCAACTTGGTTGAAGGCGTCGCCGCAGACGGATGGGTCCGTGGAGGAATTCCATCTCGCGAAATGTCGCGCGAAAAAGCATATGCTTCCTGCAATTACAGTCAGGCACAAAATTAAATATAATTATGGGTCATGAATAAAATAATGAAAATTTATAAATAAATAGTATAAATAAATAATTATATAAACATTTATTTATTTAAACAGTATAACGTATAACAACATTAGTATGAATAGTTTATTGAAAATTATTAATGGGAGCGAGTAACTCGAAATTTAAAATAAATTACGAAGACATGCAGTTGGCATCTAAATATTCTTACACTTGTAACAGTGACAACAACGGTAACAATCATAGTAGGTATGCAATTATAAACACGCTTGACCCTCTTTACCAAACATGTTTGATTCCAAATACAATTCCGATAGCTGAAGAAGAAGAAGTTATAAATGATATTATAACAAATTCAAAAAAAACAAAAATAATAATTTATGGATTGAATTCAAATGATGAAAAAGTATATTCAAAATATGAACAACTTATTAAACTAGGAGTGAAACATGTCTACATTTACATTGGCGGCATGTTTGAGTGGCTTCTACTTCAAGACGTGTATGGTCGGGAATTATTTCCAACAACCTCGACAGAATTAGATATATTAAAATATAAACCTCGAAAAATTCTGGATATTTTATGCATCAAAATGTAAAAAGGATGTGTGTCCGCATTTTACCAAGCGCATTCGGTCTTCTCGGTCTTCTCGGTCTTCTCTATACGGATGATGCTGCGACTGTTGTTGGTTACCATCAATGTACGTTTTCAAACGATGCATCACTCCAAGTATTTTTGAAGTGCGCAAGCTATTTATAAACTGATAAATGTCTGCACTATAATCATACACATGTGATTCAACATCTGCATTCAGTGTCAGCGTCGGAATTGTTATATTCGACGAAGAAGGAGTGTTCAACCAGTCATCATGATAGCGGTTGCATTTTTCCAAGTACTCATAACTAATGTTGCTTTCCCCAGGTCTGCTTCTTTTTTTAACTCTGTTCATGCAGGTGTTGGTGCTTGCTTTGAAGTAAACAATGCATGATGGCTCGACATCTTTTGCGAATGCGTCAAACCATCTTGTGTAAATGATGTATTCATCATGTTCAATGTCTTTGGAATCATAAAGCATTTTTGCAAACACGTATGCGTCTGTCAAAAGACAGCGCTCGGTAACAATAAGCTTCACTTTCGGAGTTTTCAATGCTTCTCTTATTCTTAGCAGCCTGGTAATGTAAGCCATCATTTGAAATCTGAACGCATACTTCTTGACATTGACATACAAATTGGTCAAAATGGGAACGCCATTTTCATCTTTCACTTCTTCCCAGTCGCATGTTGGTTCATCAACAAATATTACAGAATCTTCTGACATTTTTTTCTTTCTCATCAACAACGTTACGTATTCTTTCAATTTTTCCTTACCTGTTGTTTTTCCCGAACCAATGTTTCCTTCTATTGATACTATCAAAGATGATGACGTCGACGATGATTTTGATATGCCGTTACCCATTTTACTCGACTCTTGTTGTATCGACTTTTGTTGTATCAACTCTTGTTTCGACTCTTGTTTGACTTTACTATACTTATTAAAATTATTCAATTTTTATTTATATACAAAATATAAGTCAGCATTAAATAAAAATTGATTATAATACTTGATTATAAAATTGTTTATAAAAGTTACATAAACATATAAAGTTAGTTACATTAGTCAATCACAACAGCAGGAGAGATAAAAAGCAAATAATTAATGACAAAAATACAAAAACAAGAACAACAAAATAATAATGTAATAAAAAAACATGATGAAATAAAAAAATCAAAATCAACCCAAACTGTATTATCATTATCAGATATCAATCATATCATGAGTGTGTCAAAGTACTTGCAATCATTTTCGAATTCTGTGGTTGACGATGACAATGGCGTTCATGACGTTCATCACGATGACGACGACGACAACGCGTATGACCACGAAACAGATGATGATGAGGTTGAAACAAAGGAATCAGCACCGGTGTTATCAGATGACGACGTTGGAATGTTACACGAAGAGGCATTATTTATCATTGACGAATTTATTCATTCAAATCCTCTTTTATTCAGCAGTCCTGATTTTGAAAACATGGTATACGACCATGTGCAATCCATGTTGCACTATTATATTAAAAATTCAATGGCAACTTGTGAAGAAGAAGATGATGCTTATGTTTATGACAACTACGACAATGAGAACGGCGGCGAATACAGTGACTCCGGCGAAGATGAATCCACTATATGTATGCAAATCGACGAAATCGTGAATGTTGCAATACACGACTATTTCAAATTTATTCGTCCTCATCGTTCATACAAGTTTTCATTCATTAGAAAGTCTCCAAACATTGAAAAAATGAAAAAGAAAATAGAATTTTTGAATTTGCTTTATCAACCAGAACAAAAGACAGATGAATGGTATAACCACCGACATGGACTTATTACCGCAAGTTCGGTGTGGAAAGTGTTTGGTTCACAGTCAATACAGAACCAGTTAATATATGAGAAATGCATGCCATTTGATCCAACAAAATATAGCCGTGTAAATTCAGAGTCATCTTTACATTGGGGCCAAAAATATGAAGTGCTTTCAAAAAAATTGTATGAAGAAATCAATGGCACAAAAGTTCAAGAATTTGGTTGCATTCGACATCCAAACCCGCAGTATTATTTCATTGGGGCTTCGCCAGATGGAATAAATGTGTGTCCGTTATCACAGCTCTACGGTCGCATGCTTGAAATAAAAAATGTTGTGTCCAGAGAGATTACGGGCACTCCAAAGGAAGACTACTGGATTCAAATGCAAATTCAAATGGAGGTCTGTAACTTACCTGAATGCGATTTTGAAGAAACAAAATTTACCGAATATGAAGATGAAGATGCATTCAATGCAGAGTCAACCGAAGCAAATGACTCTTCTAAATGGAATTATACTACAAGTGGAAAAAGACGAGGAGTTATCGTATACTTTTCAAAAGATGAGAAACCGTTTTACCAGTACGCTCCGTTGACGATTACGACCAAGGCGGAGTTTGATGCGTGGTTTGAAGAAACCATCAATACGTACGAAACTCTTACATGGGTAAAAAATATTTACTGGAGACTGGACGTTTATAGCTGTGTCCTTGTTTTGCGAAATAAGGAGTGGTTCAAAAATGCAATCGTAAAAATAGAAGAGTTATGGAAGACAATTGAAACCGAAAAACAAACCGGATTTGAGCACAGAGCCCCGAAGAGAAATGCGAATGCGAATGCAAAGAAGGAGAAGGAATACAATTCTGAAAACGGGGTTATGGGAACAATAGAGAAAGTGTGTCACCTTCATTTAAATATTTGATAATAAAAACAGAAAAATTTACTTGAAACATTTCACAATCTATAGGGTTCAACAATTGTTTCCGTAAATATCTGACGGTGCATCGGCATCAAACGCGTAAACATTGACGCGCGTATCTTTTGATGAAAAGGGAATCATTGGAGGAAAATGTGGAATGGTTAAATTTTTATTTTCGTATAATGTTCCGCACATGTTTGCAGGGCTGCATGTACCGTTGTTCGGTGTTGCCCAGTAACGAACGTTATTCGTTCTTTGAAGATAACTATTTGGGAAAATAGGATAATATGCCGACATGGACCTACTATCTAAATCCGATAATCCTGGTTCTTTTTGAAGAGGATAGTCTCCTTGTAACAATGGTTTCGTTACGCTCACTGGAAATTCTCCCGGTTGAAGAAGATGCGAAACAAAGTTCTCTCGAGCCGGTGTAAAAAAGAAGGAGCCAATCAAAGCCAGTAATAATGCTAAAATTAAAAATAAAATGTTGTTTGTTTGATTTGTCATACCTGATATAGTTAATGAGATATCGTTATAAGTATTATAATATAAATATATAATATATTATAATATTCATTTTTTTGAATGAAATAACCAAGTAACAAAATAATTATTTTTCACTTTAAATTTATTTAAAATGATTTATTTTGGCACAATATCTGCTCTTTGTTTGATGCACTTGTTGTCTACATGAAATGATGGAACATCTTTTGTTTGCGGAACAATTGATAAAATGCACTTTGCTTTATGTCCGTAAAGCGGTTCGGTGCATCCTTTTTCTTTTTTTTTTGCAAAGTTGAATATTTTTGGAGGAGGGTCATTCTTTGTGCATCTTGACCTAAAATGTTCATATCTCTCCCGCACATCACAATAGGTTAACCCTGATTTTTTATCTAGTCGCTTATTCACAATCTCATGAAGACGATATATGTATTTAGAAAATGTTTCTCTAGATTTCAAATGACACTCACGAATCGGGTTTGCTTTCAAATTATTTGTTAAATTAATCCGACAGTATTTACACGGCAATACGTACCGCAAACTGTAGATAAAATCAGAGTAATGTTTTTTATCTTCTGCTGTTGGGTTTACTGGGTAATTAAAACTCATTGTGTGTAAAAAATGCCACATAGGAGGGCCCCAGACCGATGTAAGCATTCCATCTCCGCTATTATAATCTTTTTTTGAAAATACATATCTAGATTGTGTTGATGACCCTGAAGATTTTTTTTTCGTTTTATTTTTATTTTTATTTTTATAGAGTTTACCTGTCTTATTTTTCATTTTTTCATATGTTGTTGTCATAATAATACGAATGCACAGTGTTATATTCACACAATATTAATTTTTTTTCATTAAAAATAATTAATATTCGTATGTAAAAAAAAAAATTTATATATTATATAATTATAAACATATATAGCAAATATCAGAACATACCATAAAAATGTCAGTTTCAGCAAAATCTGTAAAAACAGCATTAGAAACAATATATTCTAAACGATACATGATAGTAATGTTACTAGTCGCGTGTTTATTTATTTGGATTGGCGTATATGTTTATAAAACATATGTAAGTTCATATTTGGGCTCTTCATTGGAAGGTTATGCATCTGGAATGGGAGATAATGCTCCATCTACTGAAAATGATAAAACTGCCACACTTTACATGTTTGGAACAAGTTGGTGTCCGCATTGTAAAACAGCTAAACCCATTTGGGAAGAGTTTGTAAAAAATAACCAAAATTCAAAGTTTGGCAATTATAACGTAGTATTCAAAAGTGTTGACTGTGATGATGAAAATGAAGGAAAAAAACTTGCAAGTGATTATAATATAAAAGGATATCCCACTTTTAAATTAGAACGAGGACCAGGAGACATTGTCGAATTTGAAGCAAAACCAACATCTGACAATTTTACCAACCTTCTTCAAACGTCGCTTACTTGAAGGGAGGGGAGGAGGGAGCGGGAGTTAAAGAGGGGCGTTAGCTGCCCGTTTAGTAATAATAATTTTCTTCTTCACAGGTTCTGCACCCTTGGGAACGAGCTCGCCGATCACTGATACTTGTTTATCATTTAATTCAAAACGCTGACCTATTACGCGGATGCAAATAAAGTCTTTTTCATTTACCGAATTGAATTGTGAGTTAGATGAATGATGGTCGCGCGATACATATATAATTACGGGCGACTTTTTCTCGTCTAAACTTGTAAAAGCTCGTATACCTGCCTGTGTGATATTTTTCGCATAACAGCAGATTCGCATACCTTCAACCGGACAACAAATGCTACACTCATAAACAACCTCAAATTCAATATATTTACTTGAAAGTGTTCCGCTTGAGAACTTTATGATGCGAACAGATTCCGGCTTTACATATCCTTCAACAATGCACCTACCTTCCACTTTATTAGAAATTGTATTTTTTATAGTCGTTTCCACATTTGAACCAACAAGAATGAACGGAATCACAACCTTTGTTGTCAATATTGTTTTTGAATACAAGTCAGGTTCTTCTGGTGTTTTTTTTTGTATACTTGACGATGACGACGACGACATTATACAGTATATATAATATACTCTATTATATATTCTTTATATTCTCTATATTTTTCAATTTTTTTATTTATTAATTTTTTTTTAATAAACAAAAAATAAAATTACAAAATTACAAAATTACAAAATCATAAAATTACAAAATCATAAAAAAATCAATTCAGTTTTTTGACAACTAAATAGAGTATATTGCTTCAACCATATGAAGATTCCATCTTTTATTATTTAATTTAATGTGATTATAAAATTGGAGAATAATTTCTTGTAATATACAATATGTGATTTGTGTGAGATTTTGAGGTATATCGATAGAGTGTTCAAATTTATATTGTTCCAAAATGTCTTGTAGCGTGCGTTTTTTTGTTGGAGATGTACTACACACACTTCCGCGATTTTGACTTTCTTTCACTTTAAATGCAACACCATCTTTTATAAACTGCGTAAATCCCAAAAACTGCGCAAAATTTGTTTTATCAATTTTGAATTTACTGGTTAACTGATTACGCTCATCGCTCGTCAATTCACTTTGATTAAAAAGACTCCACTCATCTGTTTCATTTTTTTTATAAAATATTGAAATATCCTTTGACACAGTAGCAGGTGCATCTTTTAAAGGAACAAACATGTATGCACCAGACTCACCTTGCATTTTTGTAACAAACCTGTTGAAATACTTCAGTATGTTTTTAGCGCATGTCGGAGCAAATGTATCTGCCACATATTTTGCCTCTTCATATGCTATCTTCGTTTTCGAACTGGCTTCATCTTTTATTTTTTTTGAAATATTCTCTATCTCATTTAAATGAATGATCAACGTATTCATTTCATTGAATGTCAAACGGTCCATTACATGAATAAAAACGTACCAGTACACTTCATCTAGCTGTATGACTCTTTCGATTACATTTATCATTTCGCTGCAATAAATATACCATATTCTATCTCTCGATATCATTGGTATTGCGCCTGAAATTAATTTCAATACTGGATCTTGTGCATCCGCTATATCATTTTTTATTTTTTTACTCAGCACTGTATTTATAGCTAAATTATATGTGTATGAAACATTTGAAATAATATTTTTTACATATTCATACTCCTTGATTTTTTTTACTTCTTTACTCCCAGTGTCGCTTTCTCTCTCGCCATCCCCATCCCGTAATGCACCAACGTTTTCAACTTTTACATTAACTTTATCGCGTTTGAAAGGGATGGGCGTGCTTCGTTCAAATACACTAATGGTTTTATCATTCAATTCAACGGGTTGAAAAAGATAATAATCTCCAATATTTATCAAATTTCCGTATTTTCCATAACAATCCGAAATATACTCGTTTTTATCACTTATCATCTGTGTGAGTGCAAAATTAATTTGTAACTCCGAATACGTTTTGACACGATTTATAAAGTGAATTAAATCTATTTTTGTGTAAAAGTGTCTCTCTTTGAACGCAGATTTTATGATTCTAATAATATTTTCAACATTCATCAAAATAAATGTTTCATTAAATGTCCCCATATTGACATCTTGCTCTTTCAAATTGGCGTTTGGAGTGCATGTATACTGACAACTTTTCATATAGTCGCATGTTGATGTAAATGGCTTGTCGCCTATTCTATAATTAAGTTTTTTTCCAGTTGATAGTGTTAACTCAACTTCGGTGTCAATATTTTTCTCTGTAAAATTACTCTGATTTATATTTAAGATGCAGTCGACGGAAGATTCTTTTAAAATTCTGCTAACAATTCCCATTTTAACTGCTTTTGTTTCAGAAAAGCGATACATTGCTAAATCTGCTGATTCTTTTCCGCTTTTCAAAATAGTTGCATGTAAAAAAATTTGAACATTTCTTTTATCAAAAGGTAAATTTTTATGGCTACATGTTCTAACTCCGCGACCTATAATTTGTTCAACTGCGCTCATGTTGTACCAGGGGTCCATGACATGTATTTGGCGAATATTTTTCAAGTCAACTCCTTCTGACCCTGACTTTGAAATAATAACAACTTTACACATCGAACCGTCGAGATTTTTATCGGAACGAAGTGCGTTGATTTCTGCGTCATTATTCGGTGAAATGTATTGATTACCGGTAATTAAAGCATACTTTAGTCCATTTGATTTTATTGAAACGCTATTTGAAAAAAATGATTTTGATGACACATTTTCATTTTTGTATCTTGTAAATCCCAATTCTTCCAACGCAAGCGCCATTGGAATTATTCCACTCTCAATGAAATAAGTGTATATCAGCACAATCCCTTCACAAAAGGTACTTTTAGACGGTACTTTTTTATTATAAGTTGAAACAATATTATCACATATGGATTTTATTTTTGAACTGTATTCTCCAATTTGCTCTGGTGAAAATATTCGATTTTTCGAATTTTTATATACATACTGACCTTTTTCTTTTTTCATTACATTCAATAATCCTTTCTCTCCATACGTGTATTCAAACTCTTCTTCTTCGTCGTCGTTCTTGAATGGGTATGTCATATTCAAAATTTGTCGAAATGATATCAAGTCATTGATTGTGTATCCTGAAAGCGCACTGTTATCACCAATATCGCCAATCTCATTGTACTCTTCCATAATGTCACTTTTCGGGTCAACATCTCCGATATTTACTCTCCTTTCTTCGTGTTCCTCCATTTTTTTCAATTTTCTCTCGTATATCTCATTTTGATGTTTTCCAATATGGGTAACATACACATCTACATGTTCTAATCCAGGAACCGTTGTTTTGTCGTCAAACGTAAACTTGGGATAAGAAATGCTTCCTCTTATTTTTTTTTCTCCATTATAAACCTCTTGCTGTTTCAATGCATTTTCTTTAGAAAATTGCGATGGAAATATTCGATATGGAAATGTATACGGATTTTCACCGCGCACATATGATATATATCCAATAGATGCCTCTTTTAATTTTTCTTTGCCAACCTCTTTTCCTTGAACAACCAATAGATTATTATTAGAATCAAACAAGTCGCTTGAATGGATGCGAGGGCGTCTGTCATTTACTCTCATTAAATTCAAAAGCCATACAATTTCTTTTGGATCATTGAACATTGGCGTTGCCGATAAAAATAATAATCGCAAATTTTCTGCATATTTTACAAGGTTCATCAAATAAGCTGCATCTTTATTGTTAGATTTCAAATTATGAACTTCATCAATAATTATTAATCTATTATTAAAAAATTTTCTCATTTTTTTTATTCCTTCACGACTTATTTTGATTTTTATTTCCGCTTCTTCTTCCGCTTCTTCTTCCTCTTCTTCCTCTTCTTCCTCTTCTTCCTCTTCCGCTTCCTCTTCCGCTTCCTCTTCCGCTTCCTCTTCCTCTTCCGCTTCCTCTTCTTCCGCTTCCTCTTCTTCCGCTTCCTCTTCTTCCGCTTCCTCTTCTTCCGCTTCCTCTTCCTCTTCTTCAGCCTCTTCCTCCTCTTCCTCCTCTTCCTCCTCTTCTTCAGCATTTTTTTTACCCTTTTCGTCCTCTTTATTCACAATTTTAGATTTTTGTATAATTCCTTCACCACTAATCAAAGTTCTTATAATAGATGAAAATTTTTGATATCCAAAAAACATGTATGATTTTTTTATTATTTTACCAATTTGTTTTTTTATTTTTAATTTAATCTTTTCTTCCTCTAATGCATTCCCAATTTCTTCTTGATCAATTTCAAACAAATGTAAATTTATCTCTTTCAAATACTTACTGCCAGTGCATCCGTTTATTGTCCATTTTCCTGATTCATTTCTGTGTAATTTATTAATATCGAATAATTCCTTTTTGAAATTATTTTTCACATTGATATTTGAAACAACGATTATTTCTTCTTTTATTCCCATTTGATTCAAATATTCTCTCATATTTTCAGATACTCCGATGGCAGAACACGTTTTTCCGGAACCTAGACCATGATACAAGAGCAAGCTATTGTATGGCGTTTGAAATGACATGAAATTTTTTACAAAGTATTGGTGTGGTTGCAATTCGTATGTTGCATTGCACATTTTATCAGCATGTTCTTCCAGTTCTTTATTTCTGTAAATTTTTTCATTATTCATTGTATCATAAAATTCTTTTTTTTCTGATATTTTTATGTTGAAGTTTTCATCATTTAAATCGGGATAAAGAAAATCATTACTAGAAGAAACACTTACACCTGAAATTTCATTTTTGCGTGGAATTATTTTTATTTTTTTTTTTGCTTGCACTTCTTCTACAACTTCCACTTCCTCCTCCTCTTGCTCTTCACCAATGACCCTTTTCGCCTTTTTCGGTTTTATTTTAATTTTCATAATTTTCTTTTTCTTTGAAGCACATCGATTTTTTTCAGTTTTATAACATGCTTCATCATGCGACGTGGCATTTACATCAGGATTATAAATACACCTTTCGGTTTCTTCATTGTACTTGCAAAATAATTCCCCGGTTTCTCCGGTTTCCCCGGTTTCTCCTGGTGCTGCTGCTACTGCTGCTACTGGTGCTACTGGTTCTGCTGTTGCCACCTCTTTTACCTCTTTTACCTTTTTCGCCTTTTTCGGTTTTATTTTAATTTTCATCATTTTCTTTTTCTTTGAAGCACATCGATTTTTTTCAGTTTTATAACATGCTTCGTCATGCGATGTGGCATTTACATCAGGATTGTAAATACACCTTTCGGTTTCTTCATTGTACTTGCAAAATAATTCCCCGGTTTCTTCTGGTGCTGCTGCTACTGGTGCTGCTAGTTCTGCTGTTGCTGCCTCTTTTACCTTTTTCGCCTTTTTCGCCTTTTTCGCCTTTTTCGATTTTATTTTAATTTTCATCATTTTCTTTTTCTTTGAAGCACATCGATTTTTTTCAGTTTTATAACATGCTTCGTCATGCGACGTGGCATTTACATCAGGATTGTAAATACACCTTTCGGTTTCTTCATTGTATTTACAAAATGTTTCCCCGCTTGCTGCTGTTGCTGCTGCTGCTTCACTTTCCATAAATGTGTATAATTATACAAAATTAAATAACTTGAAAATGATAATCTATAATATAAACAAATAATATATTATAGATTTATACTCATTTTTTTCAACAATAAATACAACATTTAATCATTCAAATCATACCGCATGTATCATAAATTTATTCAAAGTATTGTTAACACTTGTAATTATATTTTTTTTTTCAACATTATATGGTCGGATTATTTTCATGCATTCTTCATATGATAACCACTTCATATTTTTTACTTCTGACTTTTGATAATCATTTTTTTGTAAAGTCTCTCTGCTCATGTATGATAAATAATATTTATTTTTATATGACTTAATGTTTGACCCGATAAATATTTCTTCAAATGGAACCACATTATTTATCTGTTTCAAACAATATTTGTCATATCCTGTTTCTTCTTCAAACTCTCTAAATCCACAGTCTAAATCTTTTTCTTGATGATTCCTCCGTCCTTTCGGAAATCCCCACTCTGCCGTTTCCCAATTTGTTGTTGACGACGAAACAATGCTTTCTAAATTATATTTTACACCCGACGACATTTCAACACCATTTTTTAACTGTAAAAATTTACTCTTCGAAACCTGCTCTTCTCCTCTGTATTGTATTCCAGAGTACTCACCCCATAGTGACGACCACAATTCATCAAACGATTTTGTTAATATGTCATTTTTTTCATATATTGTCATTTCATCAATAATATTTTTGATATACTGGTAATTATAAAGTGAATATTTTCCGCGAATAAATTCTACATAACCAAAACTATCAGTCCTTTGAATCATCAAATACTCATACTTATTATCATATTCTTCACACTCTTTTTCACTCATTTCTTCCTCCATTTTTTGATACTCGCTCGTTTTTCGAAACGCAATGACACCTATACTCGTAATGGGAACACTACAATTTGAATACATGTGACCAATTTTACCACAGTTGTTACAATAATTTCCATTTCCGTGACCGCTGTTGTTACCATCGTTATGAACAAACTTTTGCATGTTTACCTAATTTTATTTTAGTTTTTACTTTGTTAAATATTATTTTATAACGGATAATAAGTTATATGTAAAAGATAAAATCTTTTTATATTGTTTGAATACAAACACAAATCAACCAACCAACCAACCAACCAACCATTACCAAATATGAAAACCACAGCCACACCAACAGCCACAACCACCACTTTAGACCCTAACGTATGGGGTCCGCACTACTGGTTTGTGTTACTCACAATCGCAACATCCTATCCTAAAAATCCCAACGATGTTACAAAAAAAAAGTACTATGAATTTATTCAAAACTTACCATTGTTTATGCCATCCAGTGCAATCGGCAATAGTTTTAGTAAACTATTAGACACATTTCCAGTTACTCCATATCTCGACAGCAGAGATTCGTTCATTAAGTGGGTTCATTTTATACACAATCGAATCAATGTTTTGTTGAATAAAGAAGAAATATCCCTTCATGATGCTTTAGAAATTTATTACAATAACTATAAACCTAAACACGTTGTCGCGAGAGAAAGATACAAACATTGGCAAAAAATTGTATTTATCATTATTGTAATGTTATTTTTGGGATTTATTAAATACAATATGAGTAAATCAAATTAATTTTTACAATGGCTCAGATATTTTATAATCCAAGGAGATAATTTGTCCCGATAGGTAGGTTGGTCGACCATTTGAGCCTCCAACTGTCCATGTTTCAAAAGGTAATTCTTGATATCTTCAGAAATTTGGTTGTTCATGTTTTTTATATAAATTATATATTATATATATCTTGAAGTTCAATTTTTATATATTATTATTTTAATATAGGCAAACCAAATATTAAATTCACCAAAACAATAAATAAAAATTAAATGTCAATAACGAAAAAAAGAAAAATGTATATGACCGGAGGAATTCCAATATATCCAGGAGGATTTAGTTGCGTATTTAAACCACAGTTGAAATGTAAATCGAAAAATAAAAATAAAACACGAAGGAATTCAAGTCAATTCAATAAGAGGTCGGGTATATCAAAATTATTATTCAAAGAACATGCAAAGTTAGAGATGGATAATATTCATTTGTTTTATAATGCTTTAAAGCGTATTCCAAAGTCTCACAAGTATTTCCTTTTGACGAAATCAAAGATTTGTTCGCCTGCAAAAATACCAAAGCGCGACCTGAAAGGGTTTGACAGCATGTGTTCAAATTTCACAAATAATGATGTATATGAGTCAAATATAAATGCAAATATTGAAAATTTGCGATTGATAAATATGCCGAACGCCGGAGTCTCGATTAATGAGTGGCTATCAAACGCAGAGCTAACCAATGCGCGAATCATTCTTTTTAACAAGATGATGTCAGAACTCATTACAAATGCCATTGTCCCAATGAACAGAGTAGGCGTAATTCACAATGACATCAAGGAAGATAACATTTTAATAAGTTCATCAAAAACAAACCCAAGACCAACCATTATTGACTGGGGAATATCAGGTATATCAACATCACATAATCCTATCCCAGAAATTATTATAAATAGGTATATTTCTGTATCGAATCCATTTAGCAGCATCATTTTTACATCAGATTTTATGATAAGTTATAGTGGGTTTTTAAAAATGCATAATAATCCATCATCTCCTTCATTTCGCGAAGAACTCTCCTCGTTTGCACTTTCACAGTACTTGAAATTTAAAGATATTGGACACTACTCGCATATTGAACGATTTTTTATTGCCGCGTTCACCTATAAAGAACATTACATGACCCATTCCCATCAAGATGAACAATATTACAAATCCGAATTCGAATCCGATGATTTTCACAGTAAAGTTATTGAGAAAACATACCACAGGTATGCATCCGCATACATTACTGACGTGTTGATTCATTTTACCGACTTTGACACAGCATCAGGAGACGGAATCCCCAAATTTCAATATGCTAAATATTTTACTGAAGTATACATATTCAATTGCGACATATGGGGAGTTATGTGTTGCTACAATATATTTTTTTCAGTTGTAAAAGAGTCTAGAATCATTCAACACGTCAACACGACAAAGTATTTCAATTTCCTGGCGCGACTTTTATCGATATTTACCAATCAAATCATGGTCAATGGTCATGAAAAAATTAATGTTAAAAAATTAACTAACTCGATTACGAATTCATTTCATTAATTTTTCATTGATTTCATTAGAATGAATGAGTGAGGGAGGAGTTTACACAAATTGTGCATAATACGATGAGGTGATTATAGAACTTTTGTGGTGAGGCATGCCGTCATCATTATCATCATAGAGTGATGGTTCCACATAAGGAGCGCAAGATGATTTTTTCGCAACAACAATATTAACCGCATTGTTTATAATGTCATTTACAATTGCATCCACAGTTGCATGTATGTTATGAGCATCAGGAAGAGCATCAGGAAGAGCATCAGGAAGAGCATCAGGAAGAGCATCAGGAAGAGCATCAGGAAGAGCATCAGGAGCATCAATAGCAAAAACAGGATTTGGTGCCACTTTTTTTCGCATTTTAATTATAACATAATCATCTTCATCAAATTCATATTTTTTTTTATTTACATTTGCACTTGCATTCACTATTTCATTCATTTTTGTTTTTTGAACCAAAACTTTATCTTCTAAATATTCTTTTATTTCAGATGAATAATTCGCAGTATAATTCAACAAACTACTCACAACATTTACAACATGATAAACTCCTGTAATCAAATAATACTGAGTATAAAATAAATATTTATTTTCTTGAACATCTTTTTCTTCTTTATGAACTTCTTCTTCTTCTTTATGAACTTCTTCTTCCATTATTATTTGTATTTGTATATTATAATAAAAAAAAACCTTTATTATAATTTCAACTTTATATTTCTCTTCATGAAAAATAAGTATTGAAAAAAATATAAATTGAAAAAAAAATATATATTTTTATTTTTTGTAGTTTACAAGATTTTCAGAGATTATGGATACTGCTGCTAGTCAGCAGCACATGACAACAGTAACAGCAGCAGCAGCAGCAGCATGCGGCGGAGGACAAGGACGAAAGGGAAAAGAAAAAGGACAAGGGCATGAAGCTTGCAAAAAACAGCTTATGCTTCTTCAAAAACAAATGAATGATGCGCTCAGCAACAAACGCAGCGATGAAATGCGCAAAATTGTTGATGACAACTCTACATTGATTGCAACCACACGAGAAAAGGGCATTATCACCATGACGTTGCGATTTGCAATTCAAGAAAGCGACAATGCATTGATTGAATCATTGTTTGGTCGCCTATCGATGAAGCGTGACTATTTTGAGTTGATGGTTTACAAAGGTGACCCAGCGTACAGCGCTCATTTATTTGAAACATATGTCGATTTCGCATTGTTGGAACAAAAAGACATTCGATTCATGATTGAAAACGGCTTGACCCAGTTGCTTCGTCACTTGGACGGCAAATTTCTGCATGATGCAGGTGGAACCAAATCTGAATTTGAGAAGTCTTCAACTCTGCGTCGCTACTCGCTTCAAAATTGCGGTCACTACATCGAAAAAATCATGAAAGTCATCGAGAATAACGTGACGAAAGCCATTGCGGAAGATGAAAAGAAAAAAAAGAAAAGTCACCTTCCTCACGACATTTTGAAAACCCTGCAAAAAACTTTCGCCGCTTACGATATTATAGTTGACGGTGGAAGCGTTTTACACTCGCGAAATGGTCAGCCCAATCCAAATGATTTGCGCAAAATGATTGACTTGTTGAAAACGCGCGGGCATTCGCCGCTTGTTGTCATTCACGCATCGCACACCAACGTCAAACTGAACCCGACATATGCCCCAGATGTGAACAAAATTCTTGAAAAACAAGATGGTATCACTTTCATTACAACTCCGTCGGGTTTAAAGTTGAACGATGACCTGTTCATTCTGCTGGCATACTTGACTCGTACAGACCGCGGACTTCCATGCAGCATTATCACGCGTGACACATACACTGACCACATGGACACTTTCAAAAACACGCAAAAGAATGTGTCGGATGACTTTGGCAAGTATTTGGCAACTGACTTGATTTCATACACGAATGATGCATTCGGCCAAATGCACGTGCCTCCCACCCAAACAAAACCATACTCCAACTGCATTCAAATCGTCGAGCCGTATGCATACATTCCGCTACTGCCCACAACGCCAAGTATGCCACCCCCCGAATTTAGTCAAATACTTTTGTAGATTTCATATTGATTGAGGGAGTGGAGGAACCCTCGGGTGCAAATTGTGTGCGCCCTAATTTTTTTTTCTTAAACATTATATATACAAACAATAATAATGCCGGCTGCTAAATCAAAATGTGTAAAACAGACCCAGAAAAAATATACGACAAGGTCGTCCCCTCCTTTTCCTGCCAACGAATGTAAAAACCAAACAAAAAAAGGTAATAATGGAAAGTTCTTTAAATCAGTCGAAGATAAAAATGGCGTTTACAAGTGGATTGCATTAAAAATTACAAACAAGACTAGACGTAATTAACTTGAAATAAATTATATATATTTATTTTTTTAATATTTATTTTATCTCTCTTCTCTCTTGAACCCTGAATACAAGTTTTTTTCCAAAAGTAACATGGATGTATGAATTGCTCGGTTTAGGATTGTATGGATTTACGATGGCTCATTTTAGAGAGAAGAGAGATAATTCAAAAATCAAAAAAAAAAATAAACAAAAAAAAAATAAAAAAATAAAAATAAAAAAATAAAAATAAACAAAAAAAATAAAAAAATAAAAATAAACAAAAAAAATAAAAAAATAAAATAAAATTTACAATATTTTAATTTATACAAAAATATAAATTATAATAAAAAATTATTATAAAAGTTTAATTATACAATACGCACACAAGTATGAAATTCAAATTTGAGTTCATTATTTTTATTATTACCGCCGCATTAATTTTAAATACTTATTATGATGGAAAATATTTTAAAATGGTTGAAACGGCAAACGCACGAAAGTATATTAAAATGGCAACATTTGGATTTTTTGGATTATCCATGTATTTATTTTTAAAAAAGAACCCGGCAAATTCTCAGACAATAATGCATCATGCAAATGAATTGATTAAATATATGCCGATTAGTCGAGAATCAGCGGACATGTTGACACCATTTTTCGATATGACAAATAAACGCGCATTTTTCAAAGGAGCAGCGGGTGATAACGACGACGAAGCAGAAGACTGGTCCAGTTCTACATCTAGGCGACAACAATACAATATAAATAAAATGATGAGCTCGGGAGGAAATTCAGGGACCGGCGGTGGCGGCGGTGGCGGCGGAATAAAAGCCACAAAACGAAGTGTGAGCGAATCGAAAAAGAAATTCGTGGCAGCCCAACAATCGTGGAGATGCGGCGACTGCAAACGACAACTACCTAGTTGGTTTGAAGTGGACCATAAAATTCGCCTCGAACACGGTGGTTCTAATGCAGTGGATAATTTAGTGGCATTGTGTCGAGACTGTCACGGAAAAAAAACAGCATTTGAGAATTTTTAATACTACCGGTGGTTATTATGTGGTTGTGGTTATTAAAATATAATAATTTATATATATAAATAAATATATTTCGTTTTAACAAAAATATTTTAAATGAACTCAATGAATCCTGGTGAATCTACAATGTCTACTATAACTATATTATCTTTAGTTGTAGTCGGATGTATTATTATAAATGTTTTTTTATACCTTTCTCAAGATATATGGATAGGTGGTCTATTTACTGCCCTATTAGTTGTTGCAATCGGACTGACATATCGTTACAATGAGGTTTTTAACTTGAACATAACAAATTACAGTATTTCCACACTATTACAAACGTATTTTGTTCCAATTCTAACATATATTACGTGGGTTGGTGTATTTTACTGGTTGATAAAAGCAATTTATGATATTGAAGAAAATCCAGACAAAAGCAAATTTTCATTAATTTCTGCAGCAGCTTTAACTATACTTCTTCCCATTTTAGTGGGAATTTTTACAGCCTACCGTGACCAATCCACTGGTAAAAAAATATTGTATGGACTATTTGCCACATTTGTTTTATTCATTGGAATATATAGTTACTATATTTATACTTTAAGCAACGGTTGTAACAATCGCATTGATAATACAATCTGTTGGACATATGCCGCACATATCACATTTGCATGTTTTATTTCATTAACAGCATTTTTTATTTGGTTGTCAACAAAGAATGTATCAAAATATTTTCAACTACTACCGAGTTCTTTATTGATTGACCCAAAGTTGCCACTCAGTATATTTTCCGTGGTTATTTATTTACTGTGTTGGATATCATGGGTGATTGTATTTTTTCGTCATTCAAAAATATCAGATTTTTTTCAGGATGAGAAGGATGACGTTGTGAATAGAATATTTACATTAATTGGATTATTGACGTTGATATTGTTATTTATAAAACAAAATGAAACTGGAACAGAATTAATAAATATAATAGTGGAATTTATTAGACTACCGGTGTCTACCATCTTACTGCATGTATCTATCTTAACAATATTTATAATTTCCTTGTACTCTTCAGTAACATATATAACACAACAACAAAAAAATAATATTCATAGTACTGAAGTTAATAACATAATTTATGTTTTATTTGGAATTTTATGTCTTTTTTTTGTTAGCTATTTAGATGTATTATTTCAATTTATAAGAAAAAAATATGGTTGGAAATGGGTTATTATATTTTATTTAATATTATTTGGTATTATATTTGACGCATATTCTTATTGAATGAATAGACAATGTTTCAAATATTAATTTTATTCATTTATTTTATATAGTATATTATAAAGATATTATATAAAACATCAAACCAAACACATAATTCAAACACACATAATCTAAAACAAAAGTAAAATAAAATGGTACTTTCTACAACTGTCTACTATATTATGTATTTAATAATAATTTTAATAATAGCCGGATTATTATATGGTTATATTCATAACATCATTCATGACTGGACATTTCTAGTAGCAATAATTATAACATTTATAATTACAGGATTTTTCAAGTATATCGGAATACCAAACATTTATGTAGTCATCATTTTTTTATTATTATTAGCTTGTTCACTATTTTTCTTGAATAAACTTGCAGCAATTATTATGTGTTCGATTCTTGGAATACTAATGCTTCACTTGCTGTATAAAGTGGTTGTAAAAGGTGTAAACGTGACTCAGGAGGTCAATAATTTTTTTAATGACATGTCAGTATCATCAATGTCAGGTATATGGGAGTCAATCAAAAAAATTGCCAACTTCATATGCGGCTACAACATCAAAGGATTCTTAACACAAATTGTAAAAAATTCAATGTTAATCATTTTTTTCATGTATTTAGCCCTAGTTGTATATATTTATAAAAAACAACCGTTTCAAATCGTATCTGACAACAAATCTATTTTCTTATTCATCTTTTTATTCATCGGGTTTGCACTTTTGTCATTGCTTGCAATGGGATTTGAAGCATTTGTGCCCTTTATAACATCATTCTTAAAATACACAGTGTTGATCGGAATCGTCCTAGGAATCATTCTTGCAATTTTACACGTTTACAATAATGTTCCCGTGATTGCAAATACGGTTCTTTTTGTCATAAACATTGCAATACTTATTGGCATTTTTACCATGATTGTCAAATTCATTGGCGCAGAAGCACCAGGTTATATTTCTGGACCACCTACATGGTCAAGCTTACTTTTTAAAATGCTTATTTACTTACCTTGTTTGTGTTTGAATTTCGTTGATTCAATTAAAACAGAGTTGAAACTAGCACAGACGACAGGCTGGACCTATGTTATTATTCTTATTATTGAAATCATACTAATTGCGTTATTATTTATTCTTCCAAAAGCTTTTGATGCTGTTATTAATCATAACGGCGAAGTTATAGTGGACAGTGTACTGCCTCTTAATGTGTCAAATACATTACAAGCAAGTAGTTCAGATTCAAACAACAACAGTACATCCGCTCTGACGCCATCTCTTGTAGATAGTGTAATCAACAACGAGCCGATTTATAATTATGGACTGTCTGCATGGTTTTATATTCACCCTCAACCTCTCAATACAAATTCAAGTTATACTAAAAGTACTGTTGGTGTAAGTATACTGAACTTTTCAGGAAGTCCGACCATAAGTTACAACCCAGTTGATGCAAGTGGCAATGCAATAAATGCAATCGTGGTTAGCGTTACAGGTAGTACTCCTATAACGACCATTCCGTCAATTCCTTTGCAAAGATGGAATCACTTATTTATAAATTTTAATAATGGCATTATGGACGTATTTTTAAACAATAAATTAGAAAAAACAACATCAAATATTTTTCCAAATGTTATGACAAATTTAACTGTAGGAAAAGATAAAGGTATATACGGCCAAGCATGTAATGTTATGTACTTTCGAAATCCTTTAGGCAGTGACGCAATTTCGTGGATATACAACACACACAAAAACTTGAATCCGCCATTATCTCCAAACTTTTAACTTGACGATATAAATTCAAAAATTATAAAATCGTTTCATTTAGAAATAATAAAAATAAAAAAAAAATAAAAAAAAATAAAAAACATAATATTTATTAATTATTTCAATAAAAAAAATATAATTAATAATAATAATATCTAATACAAATTATATAGGTTAGTTTTATTTCTCACTACTACCATAGAACAGTAATGGATTTCTCTTTTACAACGGTTATTATAGTAATACTTTTAATTATTATTATTTATTTTGTTTGGACAATGCTTTCTTCTTCATCTTCAGTTGCTTCGACTGGTCATCAAGATGCAAGAAGTAAGACAAGTATTAATGTTCCAGTAAATACTAGTTCGTTCTCATTTGTTACTTGGCTTTACGTAAGTGAATGGTCACAAACACCAACAACATCAAAAAATATTGTTTCTAACACAGGGGGGACGCAAGATATAACTAGATTCAATTTAAGTTTAGATAGCAATAATAATATTTTGAACCTCTCTATAGGAAATGGCAGCACTCAACCAACATCAGTGCAAAACATACCACTTCAGACATGGGTATGTATTATTGTGTCTGTTAATAATGGTAACGCAGTAGACATTTATCTCAACGGAAAACTTGTCAGCACAACAAGTTTGTCAGCAACATATTCTTTACCTAGTGGAAGTTATGATGTAGGTGGTGGAATTACTGGTTTAATAAATGTAACATTTAACCCCGAACCAACAGGACCACAGGATGCTTGGAACATTTATTCTAGCGGAGATGGAAGTGGAACTGGAAGTTCTGTTACCGACTTTTTCAATAAATACAAAGTTCGTTTCGCTTTTGTGAAAGACAACGTGGAATTATCTAAACTCGATATTTAATATTTGATTTATTAAATTATCATAAATAAAATAAATTATAACTATAATTAATATATTATAAAATTATAGTTATAAATCTCTAATAAAATGTTATTTTATGGTAAAGAAATAAATATATTTTATATTATTTTGCTTGTAATTTTTATTTTTGCTGTTTATATTTCAGTTTCATTTTACATGCAAGAAAAACAAAGCGTCGCGCTAACAACATCTTCACAGTCCATTTTGAATACAAATAATTCTTCACCGATATCTATTCCACCTGATAAATTGTTGAACAGAGGTGCTTTTGCAATATCTTTTTGGATGAATATAAATTCATGGGTGCCAACAGATGCAAGTGCAAATTTTAATGTCATATCGCTTGAAAATAATAGTTCAACACCACAAGTAAATATATTCAAGTTGTATATTGATTCAAGCTGCAACTTAGTTTATAGTAGTTCTATTAGCGTTAAAAGTCCATACAATATAATGTGGAACTCGCAATCTTTGCCAATCAAAGAATCAGTAAATGTGATTTTAAATTATAACGGCGACGATGACTATGTCGAAGATGAAAATTATTTAGATGCATCTGGAAATCCAAAACCGATATATAATATGAACACTGGATTTACAAATAAAAATCGCGCTTTAGATGTGTTTATAAATGGGAGACTGAATAACACAATCATACTGACCACTTCACTAACAAGCACCAAAGAAAGCACATGTGCCAGCAATTCAGTGTGCGTGTCGTACACTGACTCATCCATGAATTACTTTACGAATAATAATATTCAAATCAGTGTTGGAGAATCAGCTAATATTACGCCTGGACCTATTGGAACAATATCCAATGTCAATTTTATTAAAGGTGGGTGTTCAATTGAAGATGCGCAAAGTATAAACAGAGCAGGAAATTCAAGCAACATATTAGATGACTTATTTTCATACAAAATTCGATTCGGTTTAGTCGAAGATGGGAAAGAAGTAAAAGTATATGACATATGACGGACGGACGGACAGACGGACAGACGGACGACCGACGGACGTATCAGTGAGCAAGTAATACAACAAATTCAAAAAAACAGAATTAAGAACAGAATTAAGAACAGAATTAAGAATTACAGCATGCCAATTGTTTATTTTCACGATACTTATTCAAGCGAATAAAACCTTCAAGCGGAAAGCTTCTATTCTTAACGAAATAATTATTTGAAACACTTGTTCCCTGAAAATTGCCGGCATTTGCCATGGTTGCTCCGTATGCCGAATATAATGAAAATCCGTTGCTTGTTATCGTGTCTGTTTTCAATTTTTGAAGACGCGTGCTTCCCGAAACAGCACCTTGTCGCGCAAACTGTGTGTTATTTGGCTTATAGATTGTACTACAATAATTATTTGCAGGTCGATTGAGGAGATTGTTATTATATGTTTTTGGATTCGTACAATACTTTGACTCGTAAACTTGCGGGCCATTTTGCGCATCTATCGGGTATAAAAATTCAAATGGAATATTATCATTTACGCTAGGATAGTATATACAACCTGGTTTTTTGGTAGTCGAAATTCGTTGAACTGCAGTTCTGCACCTAGACTGCAAATAACCCGTCGTGGTTTCATAATAAGACTGGCTCAACGTGGAAATGCCTGACCGGATTCGATTATTTTCAGGGTTGCACGAGATGCGCACTGTGTCATAAACGCTGGTAATAATTTCATAACTTGTGTCGGGGTTAATTTCATCTTTTTGGTCCGGAATTGGTTCAGCAATCGGAGTTATCGGAGTAACAAAATAAATATCCGGAACAGTTGGCTCATTGTTTTCATAAACAATGTCATAAATGGTGGCAGCCCCTGGAATATCAAGAAAAATTTCTTCTATAATTGGAGTGCTGATAAAATGTATCGGAATAGATATTGCACCATTATTTTGAATTTTTTCTTCTTTATCACACTTATTTTCTGCATAGGAGTCTGCTATTTGAAATGAATTCCCACCTGTTTCAATGCATTCGCATGACTCTGCATTTGTTTTATACACGCTTGACCCCGGCGTATCCATGAGCTGCACCGTCGCCATTCGTTTTTGGCTAGAATTGTCTGTTGATGAATTTGTGGGAACTAGCTGCTTGCGCCAGTGCTTTATCGGGCGCGCCTTAAACTCCGGTCCTATAAAATCAGCCTGATTTATATTGGATGGAACACCGTTTGCATTTGGACGATGCATGCCAGGAACTACGTTAAATGCAGTATCCGCCTTTGTCGCATAGTGCGGTTTTCGTGTTGTTCTTAAAGTATTTGAAACTCTAAAATTTTGTGGGTTATTTATTTTTGGAGTTGTCACCACTGTTGTCATTATTGTCAACTATTATTATCAATTATTATTATTATTTTATTAATTATTATTATTATCAGTTATTATTATTATATCAACAATAATAATAATATCAATATTTTAATAAATTTTAATACATTTAAATTTTAATACATTTAAATTTTAATACATTTAAATTTTAATACATTATTTCTTAATAGAAACTTCAAGTTGCGATATTGTAAAAGGACTTTGTATGAGATATACTTCATCATCATCAGGATGAAATTTATACAAGGAACAGTCTGCGTATTTGAGTCTCATTTGTTTAGTGGTTTCCGTCTCTTTTTTTCGTCTTGACCCGGCTTCATCGTCATCACCTTCGTCATCATTTTTTCTGCCTTCTTCCTGATAATCGGGATTGAACTGAAGTGACGTTTGGTATATTTCAATAATAGTTTGAAGAATTTCAAGCTTTTTTATAGGATCCGAAATTTGACTCATAGTTTCTTTTTGCTTTTCAATATCAGTTAATATTCTTTGAATATCATCACGAATGCGAATCAACTGTGCATGTCGTTCTTTGTTATGAACAACATTTTCATAATCAGAAATATATTTTTTATACAATTCAAGCTCTCTGTTGAATTCAGGAATTTTTACAGTAATTTCAGCAAGAGTCTCATCTTCAGATTTATAATTGAATAACAAATCCAACTTCAAATTGATAATATTTTCTTTCATTACTTCAACCTTTTTAAATTGTGATTCAATCAAATCCTGAAGATTGTGCGTATTTCCCATTTTAAATCCACGGCTTTTTTTTATTTTTTGCATTTTTGATAAAATAGAACGAATATTAGATGACTCAAGCATTTCTTGCTTTATTTCTAGTCTTTTATTTTCATTTGTCGACTGTATGAATTTCTGTTTTTTATATAAATTATTAATTATTTTTTTTCTTTCTTCAAAATAGTCTTGTTTCAGTCTAAAATAGTTCATAATCTTTTCATCATTTGATTCTTCAGCTTCAGTAGTCATCGTGTGCTTATATAACTATAGATACAATTTAAAATTATTAAAATAATTTAAAGATTTACAAATACATCACAATAGTTTTTGAATAAATATTCAATAAAATCGAATAAATATCACCACATCACCACCACATCACCACATAAACCATGGAAAATGTTATAAAACCAATGACAAAAGAATATCTTAAAAATTATCCTAAAAATAGAGAGTTATATAGAGTTGTAAATTTAATATGCAATGGTGTAATAAATAAAGTAAGTGGGCGATTATATACAGGTTCTGATTTTTGCATTGAAACTGCATTCAAGTATTCTATTCCGTTTGAAGAAGAGTGGGTTAGTGCTACATTGCGTAATTTTATTTATCAGTCACAAGCGCAACTGTCAACATTGGAGTACCACAACTTACAATTGAAATTGACAAATGATGCAAACGAAAGAGCAAAAATTCGAGAACAGTTCATTCAAGATTTGTTGGCAGAGCTTCAAGTTGTATTTCCTGATAGTAAAATAAACTGGATTGAAAAATCGTATTTTCCTCACGGGTACAACTATCATGAAGTCAAAAAAATGTTTATTGAAATTGATTGGACGCCATGACTGCCATGACTGACCATCCACATAATCACATAATCATTCAATATTCATTCATTCACCATGAAGGTAAATCTGTAATCAAATTAGCATGCGTGATATTGCCTTTTTGTCTATCCATTTTTATTGTTGCAGATACATTATTTAGTTTTGTTAAAATATATTGTTTTTCTTGTTGTTTTCTTCTTTCTTTTTCTTCAGGAGTAAGTTTTCCTTTGTATTTGTAATACAGAATACCCCCTAAAAGTATGAAAAATAATGCAAACATTGAGACATTGAATATTGTATTGTAGTGTTGCGACTTTAATTGATGACATCCTTTCAACACTCCACTAATAAATGACTTTACGCCGGGTTCAGTTAAAAATGGTTTGTCATCTTGACTATGACCCATTCTAAAAAAATTCATTTGAATCAATCTATGTGGTGGTTGTGGTTGTGGTTATGTAAGGTGTAACTGATGTTTTTACTTTTATAAAAGTGACAGATATTTTCATATTAAATTTTACACACAATATATAAAATTTAATATATTTGTAATACAAAGAAAGATTATTATAAAATAATATTTTTACTAAATAGAGAAACAGAATAAGCAAATGTCTACTACTACTACTAGTACTACTACCGATACTTCTTCAACACCTGCGCCAGCTTCCGCAACCGCAACCGCAACCGCTGCCGCCGCATCTTCTCTAACATCTCTAACCTCAAATTCAAAAGCGGCTCAAGTGATTGACCCAGCCACCTCTATTTTTGTTTATATTGGAGTTACAGCTGTTTATTTTGTTATGAAATACATGTTTCCTGATAAGTCAACAATTTTATTTGCTATTTATTTTATTTTAATCCTTGTGAGCCAATTTATTTTGAATATATATTTAGCCAAACAAATGTGCAACAGTCCTTCCAATGTTGGAACCGCGGCTGTTGCAACAATTATTCCATGGGTTCTTATTTTCGGTTTACTCAACTTATTGCTGACAATGTTTCCTGGATGGCTTGCCGCCTTTTCGAATACAATCGGCTATGCTATTGCAAGCGTTTTCGGCGTGTCGTCACTTTTTACAGAAAAGTTATTGAATGATACTGGAAAAGCGAAAGATAAAGATGCATTTATTGTCATTAAAAATATACTAAGCGATCCTTCTACCGTTATCAACACGCTGAACACTGACAACCTTGTAGGTTTCTGGAATAAAAGCATTAGTGTCGAATTATTCAAAGACGGACTTAAACAGGTTGATGACAATGTAACTGCCGAGAGCAGTCCGTTATTTTTCGAACTTAAACAATATATTATACTAAAAGACCTTATTTCTTACTTTATATGGTATTTATTGACAGGAATCCTTATTACATCTATCAGCTACAATTACATGTTGACCATTCCATGTGTGCAGACTCCTAAACAAGCACGAACTGCAGCTGCTCAATTTTTAGCAAATAAGAATAATGCGAAAACTGCTGCAGATGCCGCCAAGTCAAATGCACCCGTTTACAAAACCGATGGAAAATAATTTTGTGAAACGAACCCTATGGATAGTTTATATTTCTATTTTTACAAATTATATCAGAGAGAAGAGAGAATTATAGTCTTTACATGAAATAAATAAAATATTAATGTAATTTACTTTATTTACTGAACCATTTTGATGAAACAATTATATTCATATTCGCATTTATTTCAGTGTCAATTAAATAATGATTATAAACTGATATGAAATATTTTTCAAACCATCTTTTGCTAATGATTTTATATTCTTTATCAAATGCATACTTACAATAAGACTGGTATATTGTATATAGTGACTGACTTGTCAGTGGGTGTACATTCGCATTCGCACTCTCTATTTTAGATTCTTTATATTTTTTTATAAATTCCTCGATTTCTGCTCTTTTATTCCATATATTTGATCGGCATCCCACATGAATCAAATACTTATCATCCTCAATGATGATGTCTGGATAAAAATGTTTTATGAGTCCTAGCAACATCTTATCTGAAACGTTATTATGCAACAGCGTCGTCGCAGATCGTTTGATTGATTTGTTGAATAATGACAACAACTCTTCCAACTCTAATTCATATTCTTCTTCTTTGTCTTCTTCTTCGTTATTATTTTTTGTATTATTCAAATCTATTATATATGTATTCCAAAATGACATAAAACTACAAACAAATGGTAAATGTTTACTTGTTCTATTTTTTATAATTGTATTTTCAAAGTTATCCGGCAACTGCATAACGTCAATGTCCAAGTTCAACTCTTCATAATGTGTTGACAGCAACTCTTGGAGAGAATGATTAAAAAATATATTTGGAATATTCTCTTCCTCAATAAAAATCTTCCACAAATACAACAAATTTTTATATGTAATGGTGTATCCAGGACATTCCTCTGTTGTTGCATGAATGAACCTCGCCACAATTTCGAGATTCGTATTATTTTTTAAATACAGTGCATGATTTATTACTGAATAGTCATTACAATACTTTTCTAAAAATAAATCGGCAGACACGTATCGCGTTGAATAGTGAGATGCAACGCATAACAAATCAATAATGTGAGGAATAATGTGCGACTTGAAATAGTCGTCTAGAATAATAAACCCGTTTGATAAATCGCACACATTGATAAGTCGGCACTCTTCATTTGCATGTTCATAGTATTTAAATTTGAAATGAGTCAATAAATTAATTCCAAAGTATTTATAACACTCTTGACTTATTTCCTTTATACATGGAATAAATGTTTTTGAATTAATGAAATAATGAAGTGAATTTTTTTTATGAAGAATGTCACCAATGGTAGTAAGAAAGTATTTTACTGTGTCTTTGTTGTGAAAAAGCGCAGGCGTAAGCAGTCGTAAAATATTTTGAATTGTTTCTGACTCTGGTATAGATTTTAATATATTATTCTCTCGAATTCGTTTTATAATTTGTATTTTTATTTTATATTTCCATGGCATCAAATCTTTATGACTTGCACTAATGGTTGTTAAAATAGAGTGTTGAATGTTGTCCTCTTTTATAACTTCATACACTTTATCACCAGAGTAAATAAAAAATAACTCTGTTCCAGAGTGATAAAAATAACGCGTTTTTGCAAGAAATTCTTCAATAAATTCATCCGATTTTTCTTCAAGTGACTTTTTTCTCTCTTCTCTCTGTTGATACTGTTGAACAGTCGTTTCAAGAATCGTCGGCAATACATCTGTAATATGATGAATCAATTTTTGTTGAACATTTGGCATACTACTGTATTTATTATACAACGCTGTAATTATGTTTACAGCTTCCGCGATGTCGCTGCTATCATTTTGGTGCTGGATTGTATTTTGTGTGGTCGCTTCGAGCTGATTTATCATATAAATATATACGCGGGCGTGTATATTTATATATGCATATGTTTATATAAATTATTATATTTATTTATTATTTATTTGATTTTGTCTAATTGTTTCCAAATTTAACTATATTAAGAGTAAATAATTTTGTATAAATTTTTTAAATAAACAAAAGATTTTAATATATATATAATTTATATATAATTTATGAATCCAGTTGAGGAAGAAACTCCAGTTACAATTGCGGAAGAAACTCCCGTTGCAGAAGAAACACCAGTTGTAGAAGAAGCTCCCGTTGCAGAAGAAACTCCCGTAGTAGAAGAAGCTCCCGTAGTAGAAGAAGCTCCCGTTGCAGAAGAAGCTCCCGTTTCAGAAGAAACGACTCCCGCTGTTGAAGAAACGACTCCCGTTGCAGTTGTTGAAGAAACTTCAGTTGCAGAAGAAGCTCCCGTTGCAGAAGAAGCTCCCGTTACAGAAAAAACTCCTGTAGTTGAAGAAACTCCCGTTGCAGTTGTTGAAGAAGCTCCCGTTGCAGTTGTTGAAGAAACTCCCGTTGCAGTTGTTGAAGAAGCTCCCGTTGCAGAAGAAACTACTCCCGTTACAGAAGAAACTCCTGTAGTTGAAGAAGCTCCCGTTGCAGTTACAGAAGAAGCTCCAGTTGCAGTTGTTGAAGAAGCTCCCGTTGCAGTTGTTGAAGAAGCTCCCGTTGCAGTTGCAGAAGAAACTCCCGTTGCAGTTGTTGAAGAAACTCCCGTTGCAGTTGTTGAAGAAGCTCCCGTTGCAGAAGAAACTCCAGTTGCAGTTGCAGAAGAAATTACTCTCGTTGTAGAAGAAACTCCAGTTGCAGAAGAAACTCCAGTTGCAGTTGCAGAAGAAACTCCAGTTGCAGTTGTTGAAGAAATTACTCTCGTTGTTGAAGAAGCTACTCCCGTTGCAGTTGCAGAAGAAATTACTCTCGTTGTAGAAGAAACTCCAGTTGCAGTTGCAGAAGAAACTCCAGTTGCAGTTGCAGAAGAAACTCCAGTTGCAGTTGTTGAAGAAACTCCAGTTGCAGTTGTTGAAGAAACTCCAGTTGCAGTTGCAGAAGAAATTACTCTCGTTGTAGAAGAAACTCCAGTTGCAGAAGAAACTCCAGTTGCAGTTGCAGAAGAAACTCCAGTTGCAGAAGAAACTCCAGTTGCAGAAGAAACTCCAGTTGCAGAAGAAACTCCAGTTGCAGTTGCAGAAGAAATTACTCTCGTTGTTGAAGAAGCTACTCCCGTTTCAGTTGTTGAAGAAGCTACTCCCGTTTCAGTTGTTGAAGAAGCTACTCCCGTTTCAGTTGCGGAAGAAACTCCTGTTGTAAAAAAAAATACTCCAGTTATAAAAAAAACTCCATTATCAATTAAAAAAATCAGAAAGTATAATAAGTATAATAAATTTTTCATTAATATTTTTAATATAAAAAAATAATACTCTTATATTTTTGGAACATTCATTGCATTCGAATTCGCATTCGCATTCATCAGACTTAAAAACATTTTGAACCTGTGATTTAAATTGTATACATGGGTTTCAAGGTTTAATAAATCTGATGAAACATCAAATGACCTCAAATAATAAAAATATTTCTGATTGTGTATTTTTATTTTATTCAGAATTGTGTCCAACTCATTATGCAATTTTGTGCACATTTCATGAATACCTGTCAACGCTTTGTTTATGCTTGTTTTTTCATGAACAGTGGTGTCTGGAATCTCTGAAATATAACTTTCAATCACTTCCAATTTGTAAATAATATCCAATGTTTCTAATTTTGATTTAATGTACGTCTCTCCGCACATGTATTCCGATAAAATTTCATATATTTTTGAATTTGTAGCACCAATCGAGCGCAACACCGCATCCCTTTGTAATAAACTTGCAACAACCAACGCCATTCTAAAAAATACTTGTATAATAAATATATATGTTATATAAAAGTATAAATATAAATTTATATACTTTTATATAATTAATTCAGTTTTCAATTTCTATAATGTTTCAAGTGAAAAAACTAGTTTCGCACGCAGTTGTACCTAAAAGAGCCACAGAAGGCAGTGCCGGATTGGACATTAGTTCGTCCGTGGATGCAACTATTCCACCTCATAAATGGTGCGCCATTTCCACTGGCATTTCCATCATGGTTCCAAAAGACTGTTATGCAAGAATTGCACCGAGAAGCGGGTTGGCATTCAAATACGGAATCCAGGTTGGCGCTGGAGTCGTTGACAGCGACTATACGGGTGAAATAAAAGTTATCCTGTTCAACCACGGGGCATACGATTTTACAATCAAAGCAGGCGACAGAATTGCACAGTTGATTTTTGAGAGAATATTCACAAATGAATTGGAAGAAGTTGAAGAGTTGGTAAAAACAGAGAGAGGTGCAGGAGGGTTTGGTAGCACGGGATTATAAACAACTATTATTTTATATTATGCATTATGAAACAAATTATCAACCGATATTTTATAAGCCAAAGTTCTGTTACTGTATTTCTCTTGTTTATATTGGTCCTTCAAATGAAATAGACTAATGCAAGTATTATGTAACATTTTTTTTAAACGTTCTTCAACCGCATCCAAACTCCAATAATCATTTGAATTATTTTGCACCCATTCAAAATAACTCACAATGACACCTCCGCTGTTGCACAACACATCAGGTATTACTTCAATGTTTCTTTCAAGCAATATTGCGTCAGCCTCGGCAGTTGTCGGTCCATTTGCACCTTCTGCAACAAGCCTGCAACTTGAACCGATATTTTGGGCAACATCTTTTGTTATTTGCAGCTCTTTCGCGGCTGGAATTACAATGTCGCATTTCATTTTCCAAAAATCTTGTTCGCTTATTTTTTCAACGTCTTTAAACGCAGGCGAACTCTCCACGTTGAGTAATCCTCGATTATCAGCATTATATTTTTTCAACATTTCAACGTTCATGCTAGATGCGTCATTGAATTTATAATATCCGGTGTGGTCGCCAACCGCCAAGCACGTGTAACCAAACTGATTTAAAAAATGCATCGTCCAAACGCCAACATTTCCGAAACCCTGTATAATGTATGTTTTCAACGGATCATCTATAAAATCCTTGTGATGTTTATTCCAATAGTCAATTGTTAATGCAACGCCCAAACCGGTGGAGTGGTTTCGCCCCAAGGACCCTCCACAATCCACACTTTTACCCGTAAAACAGCCCAATTGTGATTTGTTCGACACATTGCTCAACTCTTGATATTTGGAAACCATCCAGTCCATTGTTTGACTTGACGTTCCGATGTCCGGTGCCGGTATATCAAGAGTTGGCCCAATATTTGTATAAATGGCGGCACAAAATGCTTTCGAAATGTTTCGATTTTCATTTTCTGAATACTTTCTTGGATTATACATGACACCCCCCTTTGCTCCGCCAAACGGTAAATTATGAAGGGCGCATTTTATTGTCATCCAAAATGCCAGTGCCTTGCATTCTTCCATGTGAACCTCTTCGCTAAAACGCAGCCCACCTTTATATGGACCCAACCAATTATTATGTTGAACGCGATATCCAGTAAATATTTCAACTCGGTTATCATCTAATACAACAGGAAAATTTACAATAATTTCCTTATTATGCACATTGAGGCATATTAAAAAGGTAGCATCATAAACAAATGTTGTAAAAACGGTTTCCAATTGGGAACGAAACAATTCCGTAATTTCACTCTTACTCATGATTGAGTATGACTACGTAATAAATGAAATGGTTTGATGTGTGTATTTATAAAAAAAATATAAATTAAACTAAATAAATACAAATACAAATACAATTACAAGTAAAAGTACAGTTATAAATATAACTAATATATTTTTAAGTTATTTATTTTTTTTTATTTATAATTAACTTCTTGGTATTGTTACTCCAAGAACACTTTGTATTTTATTAACATGTGTCGGATTGTACACGCAAGTTCCTCTTTCAATTTCAGCAACAATTGAAACATCAAAGTTGCATTTTTGTGCCAATTCCTTCTGCGTCATTTTTTTTTCACACCTTGCTGCGCTGACAGCAAGGGAAGTTTTTTTTGAAACATATTTCGTTTTTTTTACATCGTCGTCTGATGCGGCTGCATAAATGCCGACAGATGCCAATGATGACGATGTTTTCTGAGTTGTTGCAGGTGCAGTTTTTTTTTCTGCTGATTTTTTATTAAAAATAACGGGTTCCCAATCTTGATGATGCGACGACATTGATGACTTGTTATGAGTTGACTGATTTGATTGACTGATTGATTTTTATTGAGATTTTATTAATTATATATATAAATTCAATTTTATATATAATTAATATTCAGTTTATAAATATAAATAAATAAATAAATATTTACAGTTTATCCCCAAATTTGATACTCTTTTTCGAGTTTCACATTGTGCAACATTTGAAACGTTTTGTTTTCACTTGAAAAATAACTCGGTGTCAATATACTCCAGTCCAAATTCTCGTGAAACAGCGTTACCTTTGTGTATATGTATCCAATTAATGCACTGCACCAAAAACGTGACGTTTTTTGCGGATTGGGGTCTTTTTTGTAATACGCTTCTATCCAGTCGGTTACCACGATATCATACGGTTTATCATAGACAACTTTATGAATTTCTTGTAGTGTAACACTGTTAAATAGTTTTTCATACTGCTCTTTTGATTCACAAATCAAACGTCTGAGATAAATTTTTCCCTGATATGTTTTTAAAAATTCATCAAATTCGACAAATTGAACACCGAATTTTTTTTTATTATCTTCGGGGTCTGGAGTATCAGATATTCCCGATGTCCAAACGTACACACCTTTCAACTTGGGGTTTGTCATATCCGGGTCAACCACAACCATTCCAACGTGAGAATAATCGCTTTGGGTCATGAACTTAATGAACCAGCTAAATATTCCCCATGAATTGTGTTGTAAATCGTCGCACACCAACAAGTCTCCCGTTTTCAATGTTGCCTTCAAATTACTCAACTCGTCTGCATCTAAAAAAGTATTTGACTTCAAATTCATTTTTTTGTATAATAGTCGTGGTGACGTTGGTGACGTTGGTGACGTTGGTGATGGTGGCGGTGTTTCATTTAAAAGTGTCATTTCTGTACCTTTTTCTACATTTTCGTTTCGATTATTCATTTTGTTTTTTTTTTGGTTGTAGTAGTATTGTTTATTGGTATTATATTTAATCGTTTTTTTAAATAATTATTATATATATATTATTCAAAGATTATTTTAAAATGTCGGGTTTTTTTTCAGATATTATGACGGATATGAAAGGGATGGAGCAGAATTTGCTGGGTCCTGATTATTTGTATTGGAAACGCATATTGAAACCATCAGATATGGGTATGTCGGACGAAGGAACTTTTGACGCACTTGCTAATAATGTTGGCGGATTGATCAACTATGTTGAAGTGCTTGTGTCTGGAAAGGGTGGTTCTACAACAGGCGGTCCTTTAGGTGATAAGTTTTTTTTAAAAACAGGTGGTCAGTGCACTGACGTTGAATCAAACAAATTAGTTGACCGATATATTTACATTAATAATGTTCCGAGCGGAAACATCCCATTTATATCATCAGGTCTAGGGGGAACTGAGTTTACAGAATTTGAGGGATTAATTCCTGGAACGCTAGGTGATTTAGCGAAACTAAATCCGCTAAATATTTTCAAGTCATTCATGATGGGCGAAAACCCGCCGTGCATGTCAGTTACGCTCGCCACGATTACTCCTGTAACCGACGCAAATTTAAATGACACCGGACAAGACAATTTTGGAACCGACACTAAATTTGTCGCAGTTGCCGATGTGAAAAATATGGACCCGTGCACATTTCTCGATAAAAAAAATCCGGCGGACCCTACGCAAACATGTACTGAAACATTTATAAACTACAACGGCGGTAATGGTGATGATTCAGATTCATGCTCATCGTCGTCATCATCATCAAAACACAAATCAAAATGCAAATACAAGTATGCAGCGATTCGAAAAAATAAAATAAAACAAAAAAAGAAAAAAGATTCAAAAAGGTCAGGTTATCAATTTGATAAAATCGATTTTTCAAAATTACCAGATGACGTTTATGTAAAGGCATTTTATGCTTGCATAAGCATATTTTCTCTCTATGTTTTGTATCGATTCATTCAAAGATATAATAAAAAATAAAATAGATGACCTTGTCAAAGTAAAAAAAATACGGGAACTAGGGCTTGAACCTAGGACCTCGGAGTTATGAGCCCCGCGCGCTTCCTCTGCGCCATCCCCGTTGAGTACCACCCACAGGTATCGATCCTGTGCTTGCCTTTTAATGAGAAAGAGATAACCATCAAACTTTCGGACATTGAGTGTCTTGATTGTGTTCGACGATAAGCCGCCCGCCGTGGGAGTGGTTTACAGTTGCAGGCTGTGTTTTGCGTCGCTTAGCTATGACGAGGAGCTTCTGTAAAGCTACTGAATGATATTATTCCCCCAACAGGTTTCGATCCTGTGACCTTCCGCTTATAAGGCGATAACCATCATCAATTCGGACTCTTGCGAGTCAAGGTTGTAGACGACGGTGTTTTAGACGCTCTGCCGCTGAGCTATAGGGGATTAATTTTTGGGTATATTTTTTCCAATTTTTTTTTCAGCTTACTTTGAAGCCTTTTTTTGAGGAACTGAGAGGATTCGAACTCGCGACATATGAGTCGCTTGGTTTTGAAGTTTCCAATTTCCCATTAGACCACAAGTACACATTTGCGCACTTGCTTATAACAAATATGCATTAATCCATATATTAAGATGACATTCCAAATATATTGACTTGACTGACAACTATTAAAATAATGTTACAATTAATACATTACATTATACATTATAAAATGTTTTGTATTTAATTTTTTATTTATTTTTTTTTATTATTTCTTTTTTTTTTACTATTATTTTTCCTTTTCATAGTTCGTTTTTTATATTTCTTTACACTGCCACCACCGTAACGAGAGCGTTTTAACGGCCTTAATGGTTCTTCAGATGGTGACAAGTCCGACGACGAAGATGACGATTCAAGTGGTTCAGACATAAAATCCGATGATGTTGCAACTGGTTTAGATTGTAAAGACGCATCAGTAGACGACGCATCAGTAGATGATGGTTCAGACATAAAATCCGATGATGTTGCAACTGGTTTAGATTGTAAAGACGCATCAGTAGATGATGCTTCAGGTTGTAACGAGACATCAGTAGATGATGCTTCAGGTTGTAACGACGCATCAGTAGATGGTTCAGACATAAAATCTAACGATGATGTTGAAACTGGTTCAGGTTGTGACGACGAGCCCGATGGAGATGGTTCAGACATAAAAGACGACGACGAGTCCGATGGAGACGGTGACAAATCCAACGATGATGTTGAAACTTGTTGAGGTTGTGACGACGCATCAGTAGATTCAGTAGATGAGTTACCCGTTAACAAATTACTAATCGTGTTAAAAATACCACCTTCATTTTCACCACTTACACCAGCTTTGCATTTTTTATATTCTTCATCACAACTCTCAGGCGTGTTTGGTGTTGGACTAAGAAAATTAATAAGTGCATTTCTTCCTCCAAACATTTGGCGGCGTCTATATCTACGTTGACGCCGTGTCCTGCTACGCTTATTCATTCTTTTATTTTTTAGAGTTTCTCTTTTCATTTTACTAAATTTTATTATATATATATTAATTTTATATTATTATTTTTTCATCATTAATATAAAAATGCTATTACTTTTCATTTATGGAGCAAAAATTTGACGATTCCCTATACTTGTATAAATTGACCCTCCGCCAGATTTGAATGAGTTATTTGCACCCTTCTTTTTTGGCGCAATACACCCTCCAGCACGACACCTTCGAATTGCAATATTTCGACTAGTTGTGTCTTTGCTTCTAAAAGACATGGGAGCAGTTGTTGCTAAACCCACCTTCATACTCCCTCCGCCAATTGCATTATTTTTAAGACGCTCAATTCGTTGAGAACTGTCTTGCGGAAATGATATAGGCTTTCCAACTAAACCTGTGCGTTTATGAGGCGGTATTTGATTAAAGGTTGTTCCAAAATTTCCATGCACATTTCCGGCAACCTTATTATCCATATTTTTGACACCATTTGGCTCCCCTTTAGTTTTAACAAACGTACGACGACCCATTGCAAAGACGCTGTCATTGGATGACGGATAAAACTGTTGCGGCATCGGATTCACGCTTGTCAGCGTTGCATTATTTCCACGCTGTTTTATTAAAATATGACTATCAGGAGGACCATTAAAATTATATTTCAACTTGAATACCATTTTAGTTATATAACTTAATATGATATAATATATTATGCTTAATTAATATATTGTATTTTGAATGAGCTGTTATTGTTATTTACACTTTTATTATATAAAATAAATTAAGAAATATTATTAAAAGCGCCTAATTGCTCTAAATGCAGACTGAGAACCACTATTCAAGTTTCCACCATTGCTCGCATTATTGTAGTTGCGGTTAATCGCCTGAAGCTTCTTAAACGTGGTGTAATCTGAACCGTCGTACACATATTTCACATTGCATGTGGAAGATGGAACACCAGTTTTATCAGGATGCGGTTGAACTGCTCCCGCCATTTTCTTCCACCCATTCAATCCACCTCTTACAGAACTAATTTGCGTTGGACCGCCTGAAGTGTAATTTTTACGATTCAATAAATCTCCAGCATTGTTTATAGCGCGAAATGGAGTTGCAGCCACTGGCAGATTTTTTACAGTTCCAGTTGCAGCTGCACCGTTCCATGCTTCTCTCAACGTTACTCGCGACATTTCTCTTTCACTGCTGCCATCTGGACCACCGCTGCCGTTCTTACTTGATCCACCACCTAACAGTTTCGCAGAAAAGCCATTAAAAAAACCTCCTAAAATCATCTTCATTTTTAAATGTTCGTATATTTAATATATGATAATATTATATAATAAAATAAATAAAATTAAAATAATGAATATCACAAAATATATATATAAAAGATATTAATGATAATAACTTAAATTATATACACGTGAGTCATAATGCAAGCAAAGATTGATTTCAATTTAGAACACATCGTTCTTGCTCTCGAAGATGTTGATAAAAAAATTATGGATGTAGAAGATGGTTATACTCTTCAATATGATATAGAAACTAATAATGGTTATGCAAACATTCAACTGGATGAAGACGCATTATTGTTGCAAGGTAGAATGTTTTTTGATATTTTCCACATGCCAAAAGACAGTATTCAAACCACTGTTAAAATTTACAGGGATAAAAAATCTTCAATTTTACAATGTGAAATAAAAGGAAATAATGATTTGGCAAATTTAGTATTAGTAGAGATTTTACAACGATATTATGCCATCTATAAATAAAAATAAAATATTTTCATACAATATAATAACTAAACTCACAATCACTGTAAAATGGTCTGCATGAAAAGCTGCATTATTGCAACAATGTTCATCGTTGCAATGATTTTCACCATGTACAATTCAGACAGCACTTTGTCGATAAAAGAATTTACCGCCGTTCTCTCCGAAAAACAAAAAGCAATCTATAAAAAGATTGCAGACGAACGTCGACAAATTTATTTCAAAGGGTTTGGACTAGGTCTTGTATTATCACTTTTATTTTTATTTTGGAAAAGTGCGACGAAAAATTCATACAAAATAAATCGATTTTCAACAATATGCGTTGTTGGAGCAGTCACATTTATAACCAACTACTTTTTTTATATTCTCTCTCCAAAAAGCGACTGGATGATACTTCACATTGACGGAGAAAAACAAAAACAAGCATGGTTAAATGTGTACAGAAAAATGCAATACAACTATCATTTAGGAGCAGTACTTGGACTTGTGGGCGCGTTTTTTATTGCCAACATGTTTTGTGATTAATGGGACTAACAGGTGTGTTCATGATTCAGGATTACAGGATTATATTTCGATTATAACTTTCTAAAAAAGAGAGAAAGAGAGATTAAACAAATAAATAAAATAAATAAAATAATATAATATATAAATATTGTATAATAAAATGGCTTCTGCTCTCCCCATAGTAGACGATGTATTAGGAGTAGTAACTATAGATATGCCTGTTAAAAATGTGGTAAGGTTAATGAGTACTTCATTAGAAAATAAAAATGCGATTAAAAGATTATTTGGTGATAATTTTTTTAGAAAACTAGAAAGAGTGCGGATTGTTAGTGAAGCAAAAAAAATGTTTGATACTAATTCTGCATTATTCAAAGCTACATACTGTACTGGACAACTTACACCACAAAATTGTGATATTATTGAAAGTTTTATGAATTTTGCATTAAATGAAAGAAGCTGTGATGTACCCATCAAGAAATTTGATGAGTTATATGAAAGTCAAAACATAGAATTATTATCTAATATATTAGATAAAAATCCACATCCATTATTTGTTGGAGATAAAAATGCATTTTGTCAAATACTGGCACTAAAGCCAAAATCTCCTAGTCACGAATTACAAATGGAAATGTCATTATTATGTGGTGAATCACTTGATGGTAGTGAAGGTGGTTCAAAAAGAAAAAGAAAATCAAAAAGAAAATCAAAAAGAAACATAAAAAGGAACATAAAAAGGTATAAAAGAAAAACCTTCAAAAAGAAAAAATAAAACATATCACAATAAATATTTTTAATTTTACAAATATTTATTTTACATTTATTTTATTCTATTATTCCGTCATGATTCGCGGGACTACATTCATCGTTTGCAGTTCTTGAAACAGCAGCTTGCATGAATATGGAATTTCAACGTACGCGAAATCGGTTCGATTGTCGCACATTTTGCAGCAGTGAATGCCCAACGCGTCATTATAAGCTGCAACCATTCCGCATCTGGAACACACATGGACCTGGTATTTATCTGAAACATCGTAGAGTCGCTCGCGCGTGAATCGTGCAGCTCCGTGCGATACCATGCAGTTGTGTGCAACGATGCCATTTGCAAGAAATGAATGCGTGTCTTCTACACTGATGTCATACACGTGTTGCGGGCCGACATTGATTCTCGACACAACCTCCAAATTCATCGTGGGAAGTGAGGCACTTTCGCGATACACGCCATATACTGTAGTATCGGTGTCATAATCTTTAATATCGTCATCAATTATACCTTCTTCTTCATTAAATACTTGTTCATTCACGTGGTCGTGGTCATCCATTTTTTTTTCTGACTCTGCATCATCGCTTAGAAACCAGCTGAGCGCTCCAATTTTTTCCATGAATTGTTCCGCAGTGGGAAATGACTTGGATGTGAATTTGCCAAATTCTGTGCCTTTAATCAGGTGATCCGTAATATCGTGTGTGCTTGGAATTGCGTATTCATGAAGCAGCCCTTCAGTTTTCTTTAGTTCTTCAACTGCTTGAATAATGGCACTCTTTGTGGGCACAATCTTGTCCGGATTCTTCGATTTGATTTCCTTGAAATGCGTTATTTCATCAACACGATTCACCAGCCAATTGTGTTGACGGCAAACTTCTTCACGCAAGCGACGATATGAAACACCGGCTTCAAGACGCTGGGATTTGTGGCAGCAATAACGAAATCCGATTTTTTCGGAGAATGGTATAAGTTGTTCAATAGGAAGGTGAAGCGTCAACTGAAAACTTCGGTTCGACGCATCATTTTTATCTTTCAATTCGAATTTCTTTCTAGATGAGGATGTTTCCCGAAAATTCTGAATCGTTGTATTATGAATACCACATTTGGCAAGTAGTTTCTGCATATCTTCAAACATTTTTTGCAATGATTCACGATGCTCATATGTCTTCGATTTTGAAAATGAAACGGATGTCATAACGTCGCGTTTCCCCCTATGCAATCCAAGAACACATGTGTGTCCGTCGCCGCCAAACATTCCAGCAAGAAATTCACGAATAATGGGGCGTGGACAGTTCTCATTCAAAATAAATTCAGGAAGTGTTCCTGGTTGATCTATTTTTCTTCCACGCAAGATTCCGCCAAGTTGAAGAATATCATCAAGAAATTCACTCGGAATGTTAACAAAATAGTAATTTTTCGTTTTATATTTCATCTGGTTAATTTCGCAAAACATGGTTATATCACCGAGAAATTGTTTAACATCAATTACATGTCCAAGTGAAACTGATGCCTGTTTTCGTGTACCATCTGCACTAATACTTCCATCGGTAATCAAAAGTCCAAGTATGCGTGCAAATGCAAGCGTTCTCATATATTCATTATAAGTATCTGTCCTGAGCGTTCGTGTTCCTAATGATTGTGTCCAACCACCACATTCCGCAATTTCTTCCTTGACTTTCATAAGTGGATAAGCAACGCCGGTTTTAACCTTTGTTTTATGAAGTTCAAGGTCCTTTACTTTCACCCATTCATTATTTGATGTTAATACTGGGTGTTCTTCTGTACATATGATTTTCCTACCATCTTCAAATGTTAGCTCAACACAGTCACGCATTCCCTTATCCATAAATGCGCATTGTTTTGAAGGAACCATACCATTCTTGCTCTCACTCCACCCAAGAACATGTTTTTTATTTATATCCATTTCTTCAATCATTACTGATAGCCCACATCTTAGAGAAACGGGTGTGTCTCCCTTAGCACAATCTTTCTCCATTTCCCCAAACCGTAATCCTCCATCTCGCGAGCGGCCTTCCGCAGGCTGACGCGTGAGATTTACCATTGGACCGATGGACCTGCTGTGTTGCTTGTCGTTGACCATGTGTTTTAGGCGCTGGTAGAATGCGGGACCGATGAAAATGTCTGAATTGATTTGTTCGCCGGATAGGCCGTTATACAGGAGTTCATTTCCGTTGTTTTCGTAGCCGAGTTTTAGGAGTTCATTGCGGATGGTATAAACGTCGAGTTCTCCGAATGATGTTCCGTCGCCGAAGAGTCCGAGTTCGAGGAGGACTTTTCCGAGGAGGGTTTCTTTGAGTTGGGCGATGGTCATACGGGATGGAATGGCATGGGGATTGATGATGATGTCGGGACGCTGTCCGCTCTTTGTGAATGGCATATCCATTTCTGGAATGATGTTTCCGATGGTACCCTTTTGTCCGTGACGACTGCTGAGTTTATCTCCGATGACCGGCTTTCGAAATGTGCGAATGCGAACTTTGCAAATGACGTATCCGTCCCCGTTTCGCTCCGTGTAATTCTTATCGACGTAGCAGTCTTCTGTAGTCCTGTGCATTTTACTGGCGTCTTCATATTTGATTACTTTTGTGTGGTCATTCCTATTTTCCTTGATGGGCATGACCTTGCCCATGATAATGTCACGATTTTCAATAACGGAATTTTCGGGAATAACGCCCTTGCTATTCAATTTCGAATAATTTCCAAATTTCATTCCTTTTGTTTTTGTGGAATCTGGTCTGCATCGAATTTCCTCGTCACCGTTGATTTTCTTGTCCTCGTCCTTTTCAGTGTGATAAATGGTTGCGCTGAATAAACCGCGGTCGATTGCGCCCTTGTTGACAAGGATGCTGTCTTCTTGATTGTAGCCGGTATAACTCATAATTGCGACGATGACGGGTGCGCCGGATGGAATCTCGTCGAGCTTTATCATGCGCATAACACGAGTATCAACTAGCGGACGCATTGGATTGGATAGGACATATGCCGTCTTGTCCATCCGGTTGTAAAAGTTCGTAACGTACATGCCCATCGCCTGCTTACCCATTGCGCAATTTGAACTTGCAAAATTATCTCCAGCAATAAATGAATGATTATCGTGTTCAACTTCAATGTCAGATATCATGCAATCTTCTTGTCTTGTTATAGACTCAATTGGTATAAATGCCAAGTTATTAACAACTTGAATATCCCTCATCCATTCTTCGATATTGCCACAATACTTGTTTTGTTTATTATTTTTTTTTGTTTTAAGGTATTCAGTAACTTTAAATGAATGTATATTTTTAGTGTTACAATATGCATAACCAACTGTGTCATAATATTTTATAATATTATCCATTTTACTTGAAATAGTAAATGATATTTTTACTCTTGATTCACTTATTTTACTTTCTTTCACATGCAATGTATTAATTCCTAATCTACTTAATATTAAAACACATTGATTCATGAATGAAACCAGAGACTCCTTGTAAGTTGGATTGATTTGTTGTGATGTCTCTTGAATCTTTATAATATATATTCTTTCAATAGTAGTTAACCTTCTATCAATTGTTTTATCCCATCTGATTTTGCATCCATCTCCGCCTTGAAACCCTCTCATGAACTGAAGCCCATATGCATTATTGTCAACTATCCAATTTGGAATGCTATTTCTTACAGTTTCTGTTTTTTTTCCATATCCTATTCCCATACTTATTAAAAGTGCTGGCAAACATCCATTATAAATTACTGCATATGTGTGGTGTGTTTGTTCTCTGTCACTATCTTTACTTTTAAATGTTCTTGTTCCTTCCATTATTTTAATATCTTTGTCAAATCCAATTGATTTCAAATCATTTGTAAACTCTAATGCATCACAATATTGTCCGAAATCAAACGAACATTGAAATTCTTTATATAAATAAACACCGTCATTGTTGACATTTTTTCTATTTTTTTGGTATATATTAATTGAACCATCAGCATATAAATATCCAATTATTCTTGACAATGTTGTTAATTTAGGATTATTTTCATAAAGCGGAAGCAATCCGATATTTTTTAATTTACTAACATATTTTTGTACTTTATTTATTTTTCTATTTTTAGTTTCGTCAATTTCGAGTTCTTTCATCTTATTAATAAATTCATCTTCACACAATATGCATTTGTCTCCAATTTTATTATCTTCAATGTGTGTGGGAAAGTGAGTTATTCCAACTCTTAATTCGTTCTGTTGAATCAACTCACCCACAGTTTTCCAACCACAGTTTGTCATGAATTTATGGTCTTCTGTTGCTACAATTTCTCTTCCACTAATAGTTTTGACCTTGTAAACAGGATTATCATTTTTACGAATAAAGTGATTTACAACTTTAGTTTTAACTACTTCAAATGTTTTGGGACAAAATGACATTACACTGTCTCCAATTCTAACATCTTTTATTTGTGTCCTTGTTCCATCTCCCATAAGAACATTTTCATGAACTCCGATGCATTGATAAGTATTTCTGGGTGACTGGTTGTGCTCTGGAAACGGAATGCACGATGCCAAGATTCCAAAAATGGTGCTCGGGTGAATTTCGCAGTGGGTATAATTGTAGGTGAACTGTGAAGTCGGAGTCGGATTTGATGCATTTTTCAAATCTGTGCGTTTCATTGCAATCATGCTGAAATTCTGTTCCTCCGGGTCAATGTATTCAATCACTGCATTTTCAATCCTGCAATCAGTTACCAGGTCGTCCCACGTGATTTCACGGCGGTCCAACTTGCGCAGAACATCCGACGTGATAAATGTGCGATTATTCTTTACACGCAAAACCGGGCGCATAATTCGCCCCGAGTCATTGCAAATTCGAATTTCCTTGTTTCGAATATCAAAAACAACCGACGTGTAAATATTAATAATACCCTTGCTTTTCTTATCCTTGAATGCATTGTAGAGTTCAACCGGATGAGTGCTTATTCCTACCCACGCACCATTTACAAATACCTTTACTGCATCAACAAGAACGTTGCTGTTGGCAATTGTGTCGAGACATTGAATGTACGGTTCAACCTGCTTGTGAAGCGAATCGGCGTGACTCGGAATGGTGATATGCGACATGTAGCTGATATTTTTTACGACACCGACGCTTGCGCCTTCAGGAGACTCAGCGACGCATAAAAACCCCCATGTTGTGTTATGGAGTTTTCGCGGCGGAATCAGTTTTCCACTTTTATCAATCGGCGTACTTACACGACGAAGGTGGCTCAAACTCGACACATATGTTAAACGATTCAAAACTTGGGCAACGCCCACCTTATTTGTGTTGACATTTTTGATTCCAAAATCTCCAGTTGACAGAGCGCGCTTAATTCCATTTTCAATTGTTGTTGACTTGATTATCTTGTATGCATTCGTCTTGTTAATAATATTCAAGTAGTCTTCGGTCGACCTCCACGAGCCTGTATTGATTTCACGAATGACCTGCTTGGTCATATCCTTCACCACCTTATTGAAATAATTTCGAAATAAATTATTCAGTAAAACACCTGTCAAATCAATGCGCTTGTTCATGTATGAGTCGCGGTCATCTTGTTTTATAATCCCTAAACTGCATTTGATAATTCGTGAAGCCATGTACCCCAAATAGTATATCTTTTGTGCCTGAGTTCTGCAATGAGGAAACAAATCAGAATTCAAGATTTCAATTGCAAAATCGCGCTTCTTTCTTGCTCCCGTTTCTTTATCCATATTCAAAGGAGTAAACATGACAATCGACGTGATTTGACGCATCGCATCTTCATGAGTAAGAACCGTGTTGGCATCAATGACAGACGCGCGAAGTGCCATAAGTATTGACTCATTATTTCCTTCCTTGTTTTCAATATTAAACACTATCTTTTCACATATTTCCTTGTCCGACAGCACGGACAGCGCCCGAAACAACACAAACAACGGAATCGGTTGTTTCACACGCGGTATCTGAACATAAATCGGAAATCCAAAACCATTATTTTTGCTTGCTATCATCATATTAATTTGTTTCGGAGAAATACATTTAAAATCAGGCACAGACTTTACTTCCGCTAGCCACATCCATTTCGTATTTCCTTTAGAAACATTGTAACAATACACTTTGTTTTCAGCCGCCCTTTCTTGACCAAGCACCGTCTTTTCACTTCCATTTATAATAAAGTAACCACCTGCGTCATATGAACATTCTCCCGTCTCAGCATTACTAATGTGAGCATACTGATTCAATATGCAAACTGATGACTTCAACATGATTGGCATTTTACCAATGTGAATGCTCGGCAACACCTTGTGAAACGTTTGCACATTCTCAAGCTGTTCTCCTGAACGAACAATGTATTTTATATTTGCATCCACTGTCATTGTAGATGCATATGTAAAATTTCTTAAACGCGCCTCTTGGGGAAACATGAGTTTCGTAGCACCGTTGTTCTCATGAATTTGAGCACGATAAAGATGAAATTTATCAAACGTAACTTCAATCTCCAGTTTATATTTTTTATTTTTTTTATCAAAATCTTGCTCTGACGCAATCGTCACTGGATTGAACATTCCAATTGTTCTCTCAACTTGAACCCCAATAAAATCATTGTACGACTCTATTTGATGCCTCACCAAACGTTTCAAATGTTGGTCCTTAAAATATGAACTTATAATTTTCCAAGGCGCTTCCGAATATTCGCTTTGACTGTCGTCATAATCATTATATTCATCATTTGTTTCGAAACCTCTCCCATTACTGTCTTTTTTATTCATTTTCACGTGTGAAGTTGAAACAGCCATTTTATAATGTTCGTTCTGACTATTTTATAAATCAATTTATATTTAAATCTTTTATCATATAATATAAAATGATTTATACATTTATTTAAAGTAAAAAGATGTGTCCAAAATAATGTATTTTTTTATATAATAAATATAATATCAAAAAAATACCAATCCATTTTATATTCATTCATTCATAAAATAAATTAACCAATAACTAGCAACAAAATAAAAAGAAAATAAATGACAGAAATAAAAAAAAAGATAACCATCAATCGCGAACATTTAAATCCATCATTTTCACAAAAAAGAAATAACGGTTCTATAAAAAAAAATAGAAAACTCCCTGAATTTATAAAACCCAGTGAACTTAAAAATAATTTGATTAAATTATTGAAACAAAAGAGAGAAGAAACAAAAAATGCAACAAGAGCTCATTCTGTTCCTCTTGATTTTAGTAATAATGACAGTACTAATAATAATAATAGTAACAATGACAAACAACAAAAAGAGCCTTTTAATAGAGAAAAATATACAAACATTTTTTCAAAAGACTTTGAAGCATCCATTGATTATTTAAAAAAATTTAAAAAAAATACACATCCATCTTCAGTAACGCGAAAACATCACTATAATAATAATAATAATAATAGTAATAACAATAGTAACAATAATTCAAGTAAACTTCAAAATGTTACACTAGATGTACCCTCGAATTTAATGCTTCCAATTTCATCAAACATTACAAGACATGTTACAGGAGGAATAAACACAAACATGGATACGGACATGGACACAAACATGAACACGGGCGTTAAACATGACGAACCATTATCACCTGTTCTGCATTTAAAACAGCAACTACAAGAGCTGCAGCAATCTTTATCTACTTTGAAACTAAACATACCTCCACCACCACCTCCTCCACTACCACCTCATGAAGTGTCTCAAGCGCCGGCGCCAGCGCCACCACCTCCTCCGCCTCCGCCACCACCTCCTCCGCCTCCGCCTCCGCCTCCGCCTCCTCCGCCTCCGCCTCCGCCTCGTTCATCTTTGAAATATGACAACTTCATCAATGACAACAATCATGATGATGATGATTATGATGGCGCGAAAAATAACAAAAACAATTCAATGATTAAACTCAACGACGATGTTCCATATGGAGCAATGAAAGGTGGAACAAAACCATCATACAGACAATTTTACAATAAAACATTAAAAAAAAATTCATTCGATAATAACAACATTTACAATTATAATAATGAAAACAAAAATACCAGTCACCTGAAAAAAACCAGTCATAATAAAGTAAAAAAATATAAACCTCAACCAAGAAAACTCAAACAAGTTCGAAGAAAAACTACAATTAAAAAATACAAACTTGGAAAACATGGCAACAAAATAAGTATTTTAATTAAAAACAATAAAACCAGAAAAATAATTCAAAATGCACAACGCGAATTAAAAAATGTTCCAATTTATGATGTAAAAAATGCACTTATTAAAAATAATTTATTAAAACTTGGTTCTACAGCTCCATCCAACATATTACGAAAAATATATGAAGAGTGTAATATGACAGGAGAAGTTGTAAATACAAATGGAGACGTATTTATTCACAACTACATAAATGAAACAAGAAAAATTTAAATGAATTTAAACATCTTTAATAAAAATAAAATCAAATTATAAAATAAATAATATCTATTATTAATATAAAAAAAATGGGAAATGCTAGCTCAAGAACAGTTAATAGAGATGATAGTGTAATAAAAGCAGAAATGAATGAAATAATGACAAAAATAAATGTTCAGAACAAACGCCTTGACGAATTTATTAAAAACAGAGAAACAACAGCAACAGACCAGTTGAGTGAAAATAAAAAGAGTAAGGATGAGGAACAAATGAGGTTAACAGGAGAATTAGTTGCTTTAAAAAGAAGACTAACAGAATTAAATGACGAGTTAAAAAAATTAGAAGAAGCCGCATCTGCATCTCCTGCCGCTGCCGCCGTTGCTCCTGCTGCTGCCGCCGTTGCTCCCGCTGCTGCCGTACCCGCACAAAATCTTGATACACCTAGAACACAACAAATTTACAACCCCAGAAATCTACAAGGCTCTCCTCCAAACCTACCTGATTTTGAATATCCCGATCCCGCCGGTGGAACAATAAAAAGAAAAAATAGTAAAAGAAAAAATAGTAAAAGAAAAAATAGTAAAAGAAAAAATAGTAAAAGAAAAAATAGTAAAAGAAAAAATAGTAAAAGAAAAAATAGTAAAAGAAAAAATAGTAAAAGAAAAAATAGTAAAAGAA